ATGAGTATGTCATCCATACCGTCATCCTCCCAATCCGGGAAGCTCTATGGCTGGGTCGAAAGAATTGGTAACAAGGTTCCCCATCCTTTTTTGCTCTTTATCTATTTGATTATCGTACTCATGGTGACGACGGCAATTTTGTCGGCCTTTGGCGTCAGTGCGAAAAACCCGACCGATGGTACGCCGGTCATGGTGAAAAACCTGCTCAGTGTGGAAGGATTACACTGGTTTTTACCCAATGTTATTAAAAACTTTAGCGGTTTTGCCCCACTTGGCGCGATCCTGGCGCTGGTTTTAGGTGCCGGTCTGGCGGAGCGCGTCGGCTTACTGCCAGCGCTAATGGTTAAAATGGCATCGCATGTTAATGCCCGCTACGCCAGTTATATGGTGCTGTTTATTGCTTTTTTCAGCCACATTTCTTCCGATGCGGCGTTAGTGATCATGCCACCGATGGGTGCGCTGATTTTTCTGGCGGTGGGCAGACATCCAGTTGCAGGTTTACTGGCCGCCATTGCAGGCGTAGGTTGCGGCTTTACGGCTAATTTACTGATTGTCACAACCGACGTGTTGCTGTCGGGGATCAGCACGGAAGCGGCGGCTGCGTTCAATCCGCAAATGCACGTCAGTGTAATTGATAACTGGTATTTTATGGCCAGCTCCGTAGTCGTACTGACGATTGTTGGCGGCCTGATAACCGACAAAATCATCGAACCACGGTTAGGTCAATGGCAGGGAAACAGCGATGAGAAACTGCAGACATTGACCGAAAGTCAGCGTTTTGGTTTACGCATAGCAGGTGTCGTATCGCTACTTTTTATTGCTGCGATTGCGCTGATGGTGATCCCGGAAAACGGGATATTGCGCGATCCGATTAATCACACCGTGATGCCATCACCCTTTATTAAAGGTATCGTGCCACTGATCATTCTTTTTTTCTTTGTGGTCTCGCTGGCTTATGGCATCGCTACTCGCACAATTCGACGTCAGGCGGATTTACCGCATTTAATGATTGAACCGATGAAAGAGATGGCGGGATTTATCGTGATGGTTTTTCCCCTCGCCCAGTTTGTCGCCATGTTTAACTGGAGCAACATGGGGAAATTCATCGCCGTGGGGCTGACCGATATACTGGAAAGTTCAGGGCTTAGCGGCATCCCGGCGTTTGTCGGTCTGGCGTTGCTTTCCTCTTTCTTATGCATGTTTATCGCCAGCGGTTCCGCAATCTGGTCGATTCTGGCCCCCATTTTCGTACCAATGTTTATGCTACTTGGCTTTCACCCGGCATTTGCGCAAATCCTCTTTCGTATTGCCGACTCATCCGTATTGCCTTTAGCGCCAGTATCTCCTTTTGTTCCACTGTTTCTTGGATTCCTGCAACGCTACAAACCAGACGCGAAACTGGGTACTTACTATTCGTTAGTCTTGCCCTATCCACTTATCTTTTGAATGGATAACTTAATGAAAAATTCATTTGTATTCAATGCGTTATGCTTTGTTTTTGTTTTTGATTTATCATTTTGGTCACTATTTGGTACACAAAAAGAAACGAGGCGTTAGCCTCGTTTCGCGCGGCGATGTTCTTCGCACATCACCTCTTATTTTTCGCTTCCGGTCAACTGCCGGACAAGCGCTTCAAGTTTAGTGATCCGCTCATCCATGACGGCAATGTTAGCTCGTAAGCTGGCGTTTTCTTCCTCCAGTTCGGTGACGCGGTTATCTGTTTCGCGTGCCACCTGGACAAGTAAACCAGTCACTGCCGCATAATCAACGTTTAGGTAACGCGTTTCTTCGCGTAGCTCGTTGCCGTCAATGGTCGGGCCTTGTAATGCCTCACCGTAATGAGTAAACGATCCTACTGCTTCCGGTAGCGCCTCCATGACCTCCTGAGCGATAACGCCAGCGTAAGGCAGGCCATTTTCCTTAAGCGTGTAGGTGTACCCGTTCATTTTACGGATTGCTTCAGTAGCGTCACCTATAACCTGAATGTTGTCTTTTAGGTCGCGATCTGAAAGCTGGTTAACTGTTGTGCATGTTACTGAACCGTTAACCCTTAGTACCCTGCTTCCGTCAGCGACCTTTTGGACATAGAATAGGAATCCTGAGTCTAGTTTTACCTCCATAACAGACAAGCGATCCGTGCCGTTACCCCATGCCTGAATATACATCCCTTCGTCTGAACTTCGTTGACTTTCAATCCGGAGTGAACCAGCCCCGCTGCTGCTGGCGCCATGAATGGCAACATTTTGGGCCAAAAGATTTTGGACTGTGACTTCTTGTTTACTGTAACTATATGAGATGCAATCTTTAGCTTTTGACGTATCCCAATGATCTCTTTCAATACGCCAGTTCCCACCATCACAGATAAAAGCGTAGTCCGGCGCACCTTCAGGTCTGTCAGTCTCATTAAATTTAATTGTTGGGTGTGCGCTCGTCAAAGTTAATGGATTGCTTGCGTTGGACAATAATGTTGCAGTTTTGCCTATAAAAGATCCTTTACTTAAAGCAAAGTCGCCGTCTTCGCTCAATCCTGCATATACGTTTATATCATTACGCTGTAGGTGAGTTGTCGCCCACGCCTTACCGTCGCCCCTGATCTCTGAGTAAGTGCGCGATCTGGTTCTTTGCGCTCCTGATGTATCGCTAAGGATACTTTGCAAGATACCGCCACCAATAGTTGCCGCATCTGTAGAATTTACAAGGTTAAGGTTTGTAAATTGCGGGCTATCAGCATAATCTAGTGACTGAAATTTCTTCCATGTGGTCCATTCCCAGCCAGTTTCAGAAAACTGTAGGACGTATTGGCGCATATAAAAAACGCCATTTACAGCATTGTAAGGGAAATAAAGCTGCGTGCATCCTGCGTTACCGTTCGCATTATTTCTGATAACAAGCAATGCTCCAGCACTTGATACAGGATAACCGCGCTCATTAGTGGCATTTGAGTTTATTCCCTGGTAATAAAAACCAGAATACTCGCCGGTTAGCGTATTAATGTTGGTGGAACCAAGACTTGATTTTCGCTCATGCATAACTTCAAGGTTTGTGCGCGCTTGTTCTGCATTACGTCCTGCTGTGCCACCTTGCGCAAGATCTAACGGTTTCCATTGACCAGTCTCGCCATTATAAACACCCCATGCCCGATCGTTGCCAACTTCCAAATATGTTTTACCGTTGCCAGCGTAAAGGCGAGTCTGATCACCTGTAATTTGCACTAAGCGATCAATCTCATCTTTTCTTGCGTGGCGTGTCCACGCAACTGATTTGTCTGAGTTGTTATAGGCGTAGGTATACAGTGAACGGGTGACAGTACCAACGAAACAGCCGTTAATAACAGAACCGTCACCACGCGCCAGCCAGCCTACAAGGTAAAGTTCGCCAGATGCAATCGACGGAAAGTTTTTTGCTGTTGACGCTTCAGCACGGCAAAAACCTATATAGCCTGTAGGGTCGTTACAGTCAGGCCAATCCCTCCTGTTTGCTCCAAGTCCGATACTGTCTCCAACAATGCCCTGCGCCTGGTTGCGATAGTTTAGCGCATCGGCTGCTGATTTTGCCGCATTGGTTTCACTGGTGGCCGCCGCCGTTTTGCTGTTGCTGGCTGCTGTTTCGCTTGCTTTTGCTGCATCCTGTGACGCTTTTGCTGCGGTTGCTGAGTTTGCTGCTGCTGTTTTTGATGATGCCGCTGCGTTTTTGTCTGATTCTGTTTTTTGAGCGTTGGCGGTTGATTGCGCCGTTTCTGTGCGAATGTCGGCAAGAAGTTGTTCCATCTGACCATCACCGCCGAACTCATTCCACCATTCTACAGCTGTTGCGATCTCTGATTCCTTGCCCTGGTAGTAACGCAGAGTTTCGGCTACGTCCTGAGCAAGCCCATCAACTGAGATCGAGTCAGATAGCAGAATGCTAAATTTTGTCCCGGCAGCAATTGCAGGGTTAGCCGCTGGCGTTACTGATAGTTCAGTGCCGCTCTTAATTTCTGTGATGGTAAAGATCTGTACAGGGTTGCCAACAGCAATGAGCGTGCACCCTACACGAATGAGAGAAAGAGGCTCGGAAAAGTTTGTCCCCGTGCCTGTAACAGTATTACCGTTGATGGCAATTGTTCCAGTTGTGTAAATCATCGCAATGACTCCATTATGTTAATTAACGGAATAATTCTACCATTTTGTGATCTATGTTACATTTTTGACGCGCACAAAATGTATTTATTGATTTATGTCAATGTTGTTAAAAAGCTGTTTATGGATACTACAACCAACTTAACAATGGAGGGTAAGACAATGAAAGGCTTTAAAAATATCGCTATCGCTGCAATGGTCGCTGGTCTGGTTGGTTGCGCTGATATGCCGAAACGTGAATGCATGGCAACTTATCAAACTGGCGGTAATGAGTATGCGGTTGCAGTCTTCGGTGTCGCGGATGTTGGCGGTCATAAAATGGTTAAGGCCGGGTATCCGTTTAACTTCCAATGGGTAAGCGTTGACCACTTCAATAAAACGGATTGCCCGGAACTGAATTAATCATAGGCATCGGTTTTAATGGCGGTTATGGCGTTACCGTGGTTTATGTAGCCAGTAGGATTATATACGCCACCAGCCGTAACACCATAGATCCTTGTTTTGCTGCCGTTATAGTATGCGGCAGCATAAATCGATGCTGAACCTTGCCCAACAACCGCGCCCAACAATTGCGGGCAAATTGCGTATGATCCTGAAAGTGTCTGATCTATATTTATCCCGCCTCCATTACCCGGAGAACCCACCGTGATGATGTCAGTTAATATTCTTGATTCATTTGTCAAAACAAGCTCACCCGATGAATTCCATATAGCCATACCCCATTTGGGGAGGGGGGGAGAAAAAATAGAAAATACATATACAGTTGCAGTATAGGTATTGTTGACATCTCTACCAAAAGCGCAAAGTATTTGTCCAGAGTTAGCCCTGCTAACGCTTGCTGTAACACCGCCTATACTTGTCTTTACAAATACCATTACAGGCTTATTTGTTGGGACTGTAATGTATTTTGATGTGTTTTGCGTTGATGGACAAGATATTTGCTGTCTTGTGTAAAGGCACATAGGCGTAGCGTCGGGCGTGACAAATACATTGCCGTTACTTAAAAGCAGATAAGCGCCAAAAGTTGCCATTAAGCCACCTCCGCAAATATAACAATTTCACACTGTGACGCGGGCCATATATTAGCGCCTACTGTATTCCCTGCTGAGGAAATGGAAACGGTGCCACCTGAAATGCTGATCTTTCTGCGCGTCGTTGATGTTGTGCCATGATCAAGCGTCATGGCATAAGATAATTTACATCCTGTAGGAACTGTAAAATTATACGTGCCGGACACTTGCCCGGAAGATAGGGAAATATAACCAACCACGACGGAAGGTTTGATCCCATAGTTATTAGCGTTTCCGTTGGCGTCCCATGTTGCAATGCCGAAAGTAGCCATAATTACACCTCATTAATAAAAACCGAGGCCGAACAAGTCGGCCCCTTAATTCTACCATGATCCTGTAATCCTACCAATTTGTACGCGTAAACGCCCGTTGCCGTCTTTTACCGAGATAGTGGTATTAGTTAATTTCATTGCACCTTCGCCACTTACCGCGCCATAGTTTTCAAACGTCCCTGATTTATCCAGTTTCCAGCCAGTGCTGCCGGAAACATAGTTATTTGACTGGATGTATGAACCTATTTTCGCGTTAGTGATCGAGGCGTCTTTAATAAACGCTTCTTTCACATACATTGCACCATTAGACACATAGAAAGGCGTTGTATATGTGCCGTTTGCCGCAGTCATTAACACGAAGCGGTCAACAAGGAAAATACACTGCGATTGAACGTTAGTACCGCTACCAGTCAGGCCAAGTGACATACCTGTTGCGTATTTCATGCCGTTGTTGTCGGTGGCAATCTTGATTGACAATGACGCATCAACGTTACCTTTGAAGTCGGTTAACGCTTTAGATGTTGTCTCGATCGCCGTGGTGTTCCCGTTAACGGTCACTGTCAGCTGATCAATTTTGGTTGATAATGCCTCGTCCGCCGTTGTCATGGTCTGCGACCATTCTGTGATGCTTGAGTTTACCGCTTCGAAAGACGCTGAGATCTGGTTGAATTTTTCCGCGCTTGATGCTTCATGCGTAGAAAGTGCTGTGGATACTTCAGATACTTTCGAATTAATCGTACTGGTAAGCGATGAGTTAAGACTACTTATCGCGTCAGTGCGGGCCTTCGTTTCGTCAGCGATGGCCTTGTCGATACGGGTCACGTTGCTTGTAACTTTGCCATCAAGGGTTGAAATTGACGCATTCACGCCACTGATGGCTTGTGCTCTGGCGCTTGCCTCGTCAGCAATTGCCTGGTCCAGTCTGCTAACCTCTGATTCTGTGTTGCTTTCAAGCGTGTTAATGCTTGCGTTAACACCGCTGATTGACTCGCTGCGTGCGTTGGTTTCGTCTGCAATGGCCTTATCGAGACGTGAAACGCTGGCGTTGGTTTTCTTGTCGAGATCCGTGATCGATGCTTTTACCACGCCAATTGCTTCGGCTGTAGCCTTTTTCTCTTCAGCGATAACGCTGTCAATACGATCAATCTGCGCGTTTGTTTCCTTGCGACCTTTCTTGTACTGGGCCGTAAGGGTAACGCGAGTGTTGGTTTGAGCGATTGAGTTATTAATAAGCGCAATCGAAGCGTTTTGCAGGCTTGCTTTGGTCTGATTTATATCATCGCTGTTTTTGTCAACGTTGTTTTCAATGCTGCCGATCTCTGCGTTAATGCCTGAGATTGCTTCAGCGCGTGCGCTTGATTCGTCGGCAATCGCCTGATCAAGTCGTTTGACGCTGGCGTTTGTGCTGTTTTCGAGCGTTGTCAAATCAGCCTTAACATCTGTTATTGCAGCGCTTCTTGCCTGTGTTTCGTCAGCGATAGCCTTGTCGAGACGGGAAACACTTGCGTCAGTTTTGCTTTCAAGATTGCTTATTGACGCTTTAACATCGCTCACCGCCTGGCTGCGTGCGCTGGCCTCGTCAGAAATTGCCTGGTCCAGGCGTTTAACTTCTGAATTGGTGTTACCTTCAAGTGTGTCAATACTTGCTTTGACGCCGCTGATCGCGTCTGTGCGTGCCTTCGTTTCGTCTGCGATGGCTTTATCAATACGTGTTACGTTGCTTGTAACCTTAGTGTCAATGCTGTTTATTGAGGCGTTAACACTGCTGATAGCTTCAGTTCTTGCACTGGTTTCGTCTGCTATTGCTTGATCCAAGCGTTTAACGCTGGCGTCTGTTTTCTTGTCGAGCGATGAGATACTCGCGTTAACGTCACTGACTGCCTGTGTGCGGGCGTTCGTTTCGTCTGCAATAGCTTGATCAAGTCTATTGATGCTGGCGTCGGTTTTCTTGTCGAGATTGCCTATTGAAGCATTCACACCGTTAATGGCTTCAGCGCGGGCGCTGGCCTCGTCAGCCACTGCGTGTTCCACGTTTGAGATCTGACCTTTGAGGTTAGAATCCATCGTGTTCATTTCTGCCGTGATGGTTTTCAGTGATTCAGCCGTTGCCTTTTTCTCTTCAGCAATAACGTTGTCAATGCGGTCAATTTCGGCCTTCGTTTCTGTCCTACCTTTCTTGTACTGAGCGGTGAGAGTAACCCGCGTGTTGGTCTGTGCAAGTGAGTTATTGATAAGCGCCAATGACGCGTTTTGCAGGCTTGCTTTTGCTTGCGCCAGTTCACTGCCAACTTTTTCGCTAGATACCTCAAGAGAATCTATTCTTGCCTCATGCTGTCCAATATCGTCGGCGTTTTCCTCAACCTTTTTATAGAGATCTTCCGTTTCTTTTTTCAGTGTGTCCGTGTCAGCTTTTATGGCCCCAGTTTCTGTGATTAGGCCGTCCGTATCAGTCCTCAATTCGTCAGTGATGTTTGTCAGGTTGTCCGTGTCAACCCTCAATTCGTCAGTGATGTTTGTCAGGTTATCAGTTGCAGTTTTGAGGTTGTCAGTAGCAGTCTTAAGGTCATTGGTAGCGCTTTCGATAAGGTCGGCACGGTCGCCAAGATCTTTAATATCGCCAATCATGTCCTTAAACTGTTCTGACTCCATGACATCCTTCATCACGTAGTCGCTGATTTCGTCGAAGTTTTCTGTAGGTTTGCCTGATGCCTCAACGAAGTCTGACACACCGAAAGCGTTACGCGTGCGCACATAAACGTAATATTTATGGCCCGTGTTCATGCCGCCAAAAGTCCATTGGTATCCGCGCCCGGTGAATTGCGCCAGCGTGGTTACTTTTGATGGGTCTGTGATCTGGTTTTCACCTGAGTAATAAAACTCGTATGCTGTATCAGTGGTCAGGGTTGTTTTGCTGATCGGATATACCGTTGCCTGGAAGACGCCGGAAACCCAATTGACTCCAATCGGGGCCGCTGGCGCACCAATAACCAGATCCACAATACTTTCCGCACCCTTCATGCCAGTGTCATTACGCCCGCGAATACCAAGCGTGTAGCTGCCAGCGTCGAGGCCATAAAAATCATAGCGGTAATTCGTTGTTTCATAAGCTGCCACCACGCGGCCTTCGTCGTTATATACGCGGATCTCAAAGGTCAGGCGATGCGTTGTCGTCTGTGTTTCCCATGTAGCGCGACATTGAACAGTTTCAGAACCAACATTTAACACCTTCAGGTTTTCAATGTTCGGCACGCGGAAGTGATTAAGCGTGTCGTTGTTGACCTCAAAGATTGCGCCTTCATCGACTACAGCTTGCTTGTTTTGGTCGTGCTGTGCGGCCTCGATGGTGTACACGCTATTATTTTCTGTTTCTGCCACGCTGATAATTCGACACAGAACAGGTTTTGCAGATTCAGTCGATACAGCAAAAACAGTGCCGTTTCGAATCCATGACGGGGCCGCCGCCAGTGTGATTTTGTTTCCGCTCACCCCGGTGATCTGGTGTTTCTTAAATTTGCCATCACTATCAAGCAAACTAATGGTATCGCCTGCGGTGATGTATTCCGAATCAACCTTATCGACCGTTATCACCTTGCCATTGTTCGCCACGATGCGACCGCCTAAACGAGCGCCTGCGCGGTTATTGTCGAGTATCTCGATAATATCCCCTGGCGTAAAGTGAATCGCGTCACGGGCCATTTTAAACGTGAATTTTGACGGCTCGCGTTTTGCTGTTTCTATCAGCCACTTGCCCGCGCGGTATGCTTGCCCGCGTGATGTGCACCCGAACGCCTCTAACGTGGTTTCGTTGTAACCATCACGGGCGATCAGCTCATCGTCTGCCACATACTCTTTTGATTGCTCCCATCCGTTTTCCGGGTCAGTCCATGATACGATCACTGCGTTGTAGCATTCTGCGCGGGCGATACTTGAACGAGTAAACTCGCCATCAACGACGTTTGCATTTGTAATGGTGGCGATCGGGTCTTGTGGTGCATCAATCATCACGGTAAGGCGTTGCCCGTCCCATAATGCGATACCCCTGAACATCCCGGCGATATTGTCCAGTAAGTCGCGTGCGCTCATTTGCTCTGTGATGTAAGCGTTAAGCGTCATGCGAGGCTCAAGGCCACCGTAGCCATCATCAACCAACTGGTCACAGTATTGAGAAAGCGTATATAATGCGCCGTCGTCAACGTCAATGTAACCAGCGTGGCGAGCAAGTCCGAAACGTTCATTTTTAACCAGATACCGGAAAAGCCATGCAGGGTTATTGGTATACGCTTTTTTAAAGCCACCAAGCCATAAACCGGAATACGCGCGCGTTTCAGGGTTATAGTTGTCCGGCACATCAACAATCAGCCCACGCAGGTGATAGGTGCGGGTAGGAGTATCAGTATACTGGTCATGGTCAATTACCGCGCCAGCTACAGCGGTATGAGGGTAAGACAGGTTATCGTCGATTATCTCGCTGTAACTGCTCCACCGCGTATCATTACGAAGAAGATCGCTTTTGCTGTCTGGCGTTACGCGACGAACGCGAATATCAAACGGCTTTTCATCCGGCGCGTTGATAACGTGAGCTTCAAGGTATTCACCACTCTGTTTACCAGGCCCGATTGTAATGTTTTTAACCAGCGACCACGTAGATGATGATGATGGCTTAACATCAACCATTAACATGACTGACGTGTTATATTGATTGCCCTTATCATCTGACTGAACGAGAGCATCAACGCCAACATTCAGCCTTACGCGGTTAACGTTTGGATCTGAAACAGTCCTGATTATTGGCGTATCGTGAGTTACCTTTGCGTTGACAATAACTGTTGATTCGATAGCGTTAAAACCATTAATCGGCGATTGGTCAGCCGTGCCATTGCGCCAGGCTATACTAATCCCCGGGATTGATGTATTTCCGTTCGCGTCAGTTACAGGTGTGTCATTAAGCATTACGCTGTTTAATGGCGCTTTCTGGTTTACCGGGCCGTATATCGGCCCCTCGCTGAGAATGTCTAAAACACGATAAAACTGTTTATGATACAGGTTATCGTTTAATAATGTTGGTGTTTTGGCTTTGCCGCCGCCGCTACTCATGGCCTTTTCTCCTGTTAACTTACAACGTCTAAGGCGTCTTTGTTATTACTTGTGTCTATGCCTAACGATCCGACGTTTGAACCTATTTTCATTTCACCCAATAGGATCGGCACTGGTCTACCCTGGCCTACCTTGTTTTCAACGCTGGTGTAGGTGTTATTAGATATGGTGTTATCTTGTGCGCTTTCTGCTGATGTTTTTATCTTCATGTTGCGAGACATAAAGATCGAGAACGCAACGCTAACAACCGAAACACCGATCAAAATCCAGCCTACAACGCCAATTCCTGCAATACCGCCTTCCACCACTGGCGCAACAATGACAGTAGTCCCGTCAGGGTATTTACTGTTAACCGCTGCGGGCGCGGTCTTTTCGTCATAATCTTTTCCGGCAATTCGCAAGCGCAATGGGGTATTTAAAAACGCCTTCTTGAATTCCTGATTCTGTGAGGTCAATAAGCGAAGTCCTTGCGCTGGCGTTTCAACGTTTAAACACACTTTGCTGTAATATCTTCGAAGATTGCCCGTAAATCTAAATTTGAGCATTTATCAGATCTCCATATTGAATTCGTTTGTCGAACATAAGCGGGGCGCATTTGCTCGCGGCGGCTTAGCAGTCCGGCATTGTCATGATGCAAAACAGTGTTATCGCCCAGGTAAATCATCGCGTGGCATGGGTCAGCACCTTTGAACGGCTGCCTGATTATTACGTCACCTGGCTTGATGCTTCGCGCGTCAACCTGATAAAACCCGTTTAGCGGCAAGTTTTTTAAATACAGGTTTTCACCACGCAACCACCACCCATCAAGGCGCTCGAAGTCAGGCAGATCCACGCCGCAAAGGTGATAGGCGTCGCGGAAAAGCGCGTAGCAGTCTGTTTTTCCGTGCTCAAATTTTCTGCCTAACAGGTGCGCTACCGGACGGAATTTCCTTATCTTGCCGCCTGAATACAAAATCCAGGGTAGCCCTGAAATAACTTGCTGTTGTCGATCCCGTGCCGACAATACAGGAATATCATTAACGTGAGAGTGAAAAACGGCGGTTATAACGCCCAATTCGTCAGCTTTGATGTAATCGTCAGGCGAAATTTTAAAGCTGTTGTATGGCGTTTCAGACACGTTAGCGCAAGGGTAAAAATATTCGTTATCTATCACCAGTCCGCAAACTTCTTCAAACGGATGCGCGGCGGCATAACGCAACATTTTGTCTTCCATTACCATGATTAACCTACCTTGCTGGAACCAGGGAAACAGGAAATTGGTAACGGATTTGGACGCGGGAAACGTAAACGACAACCGCTCAAGCGGTGGCTGCATCTGTCGGCTTTAGGATCGCTTGTCGGCTCGTCTTTATCGTTTGCTACTGGTCCGCCAGCGTACATACAACCGTCGCCTCTGTATTGCCACTGGCAAACGTCAGCAAGGATGGTGCGCCCAGGGATAACGGCCTTGTCAGCATCAATTGGAGTTGACAGCTCATATTGCACCTGATCCGCTGTTTCCTCGCTCATTGCTTCAACGACGTAAAAAGATACAGCCTCAATAGATGGATCTGCATCTGGATTGCCGTTAGGGAAGTTAACAGCGTCCAGGTATTTTACTTCCACCTGGCGGCGTGTAACCTTCATGCCTCTTAGGTCGTTGAAATCGTTATTCATCCCAGTAATGAGTCCGCCGATATTGGCTACAACCATTTGAGGCCGAGAATAAACGCCTTCGTTTTTCATTTCGAAGCCAGTGGCCTCGATCGGGTAGCTGTTGTAAGCTACCCCCTTCCAGATAACCGGGCCGTAATAGCCATTCGCGCCGGAATGGAAGCGGATAACCTCGCCACCCAGGGGCGACAAGTCCAGTTCGAACAAGTCAATCACCGCGCCCACACCAGCGTCCACGGAATCAATAATCATCTCTGTAGGTATATTGCGCATTTTATCACCTTTCGCTTTTTTGTGATCTGCGTCACGCTAAATCATACCGAAATGGTTGATCGCGCTTTTTACAATATGTATATTTTACTCAAACGGAAGCACAGTTAACAAAATGGCGCGGAGGTGTGATATGGATGATAAGGTGTGGAGGTTGACGGTGTTCCTTGCGGATGGCAGGGAAATGACTGTGGCCCTGTATAAAGATGAAGGCGAGGCACTTACCGACGCGCTCTTACTCGCTGAAGACGAACGCGTTTTGGGGTACAGGATCGAACCTGTCAAATGGGAGGTTATAACAAAAAATGAAAAAATACAGATTAGACGTGTGGACTGATAAATGTGAATGGGAAAGCATGGGGCTATTTGACACATATACAGCTGCGCGTGATGAGGGTCGCGAATTACTTCGCTGTTGGTCTAACGCTCGAGATTTTGATATTACTCCGGTCCAAGTACCGGACAAGGTGGAAGAGATGAACCCGAAAGATATTAACTTTAACGTCAATGTTGAATTTGCTGATTCTATGGATCAGTCTTGCCCTGGTGAAATACACGCAAAAGGTTTCCCGGCAGACGATCCAGAAGCAAAACGCGAATACGAAAAAGCGGCAAAAGACTTCTGCATAGATAACCTGGGCTGTTTTAATGGCAAATAAATAGTAGGCCAATATATGAAAATGATTGGTATTATAAAACTCGTTGTTACATCTAACAAAAGGGGGGATTTTAATATAAAAGATAGATACCCATTATTCAAAACATCTTCTGGCAATTATTTTACTGTTGATAACTGTTTAAACTTTGTGCCGCTGACAGTGCTTGATATTTCTGGAACAAGGGTGAAAGGGTACGGAACTGCTTGCGGTGATGATTTTGTGCCTGATATGCTATTTTTTGAAACGTGGGAATAAAAATCATGGGGCGGCGCAATCACGGTGATTATGTGTACACGTTGAAACAGGCCGCCCGCCTCATCGGTTATCATGAGCACGAATTTATTGATTTGCTGATTGAGCGCGGGATACTGTACCAGGTCTGTTTAACACTGTACCCAAAAGCGAAATACCTACAGGAAAAGTTATTCATCATCATGACGGATGAAAACCAGGTTAATCACTCATTCGTCACTGATAAGGGGTTAACATACTTAAGGGAAACATTATGATATGTGTGATCACTACATATTAGAAGTGATTATTATAATAATAGGATTATTTTTTATTCTGCTATCAACAATGTAAAACCCCGCTTCGCGCGGGGTCGTGTTTATACGCCGTCAAGTAAGAATAAGACCTCCTTACCTTCTCTTGATCTGCATCCAACATAACCGTCGCCCATGTCATGAAGATACCAGGTCTCACCATTATCAGATTTTACAGTAAGGTCGTTGATCTCGTAGTCGTCAAACAATGTAAAAGCGCCCGCGAGGTCAACTACACAAATAGCATACATATTGACACCTCCATTAATTGACGACTTGTTCAAACGTTGCATTAAGAGTGCATACCGGGCCGTCTTTCGTCATGCTCCACTTTCTGCATACAAAAAGCCTTTGCACCCCGTCAGTGGATGGGGTCCAGTAAAACGCCTCGACCGCGCAACGTGCTCTTAAAAATGCGTCAACCTGTAGCGCTACGTTTCCGGCGTCACCGCATCCTGCGCTCGTACCTTTAAAGACCAGCGTATAGCTATCAAGTAAAGGGTTAATCCCTTTTGTCTGGCGCTGTTCATACCCATCACCCAGTTTAATGACAGACACGTTAGGCTCACTGTTTACGCTGTAGCTTCTTTGTGGTGTCCATCGGAACACTTCAGGCATAAATCCCCCTATAAGTTACATTTTGTATATACCTTTACGCGATTCTACGCGAAAAATGAGATCCTCATCACAATGATTATAGCCAGTTTTCAAAATGGCTTCACTTTGGCAATCACATATTGTATACAGAAAGCAAATAAGAAAGACGTTGCACAAAGGGGGATGTTATGAAACTGGTAGCGATTGACAAAAACCTGAAAGCACAGAAAAACGCACATGACCGGATCATCAAGAAAGGCAAGGAACTTCTTAAAGCATTTTTGAAGAAAGAAGCCCACCCCAAAAAGTTACGCGACGGATACGGTTTTAAATTTGACATCAACCCTGATTGGCGGCTGTTCAGTGAAGACCTCAAGGTATGGTTAATCATCGATCATCTTGAATATAACAGGCACTGCGGCGTCAAAGGTGCGCATAAGTGAGGTAGGTATGAATGACGATAAATTCACCTGGCGTGAGATCTGGAACATCTGGCAAGTGATGTTTGCTCGCAGCTACATAGCAAGAAACGGAAGATTGTAATTTGCGGAGGAAAATAAAATGAAAAACCCGGCAAATAAAAGCAATGTAAAACGTATGGCCTGGATCGTAAAATGGATGGATAGCAAAGGAGACACATATACTGAACCATTTTTCAAGCATACTGACGCAGTATTTGCAAGAAGTGTAAGAGGCGGGAAAATTGAAAGAGGATATACAAGTTTTGAGTAAATTTATTTATGTGATTAATAGCACAGTGGAGATTGATAATGATTATTAACGAAACGGAAGAATGCAGACGTATTACTCTTAGCATTGAGTATGACGAAAGATTATGGCTTGAGTGCGACTGCGAATTGATCGTAATAGATAAAAAGCAAGCCGCAGAACTAATAAATGCATTACAGCTTTATGTAAACGGCGAATTTAAAAATGATGAAATTGAATAAAAGATAACCCCGGCACAATGCCGGGGCTTTGTTTATTTGCGGCGCGGTTGCAATATTCCGCCTGGTCTTTGTGATTCCCTTGTTATCATTTTCATTGCTACACGTTCCATTGTTTGTTCAAGTCTGCGACTGTCTTCGTCGCTAAATCCGTTTGTGGTCTGAATGTTGATATTGACAGGCATACTAATGCCGACGCCACCGCCAATATCACGCCCAGGAATAACCCTGCCATTCTCGCCTGGGATCATATATTGATTTCCGTTAGATGTCTGGAATAGCTCCGGCCTGTTATGTTCCCCTACGCGGTACATATTGCCACCAATAACGCTACCACCATTAAAGCGACCACCGCCGAAAATTGACGTAGCCAGCGACATGATCGCAGTTAGTGCCGCAGAACCAGCCGCAGCCCATGCGCCGCCAGTTGACGCCGCTGTTGCCGCCGCCGCCGGGGCCGCCGCCGCAGCAATCTGGCCTTGCGCCGCTACCGCGCCCGCCGTTGTACTTGCTTGCGTGGCCTTGCTTTGTGTCTCCATCATGATTTGATCTGCTATCCAGTCAGCGGCTATATCTGAAAGTCTGCTACCAATATTGCCGAGGATATTGCTACCTAAGTTAGCAAAAACATCGCTCAATGATTGAGTACCGTTTAACAGGCCAACAAGTGCATTGCTCATACCACCTTTAAGGCCATTAACGCAATCACCGATCAGGCCGTTAGTGTCGCTTTGCGCTTGCCACTGCTCCCACTTCAGATCGCGGATCTGTTGCTCATAGGCTAACAATTCCTGTTTCTGTTGCGCTTCGGTAGCCCCCAGGTCGATAAGCATTTGCTTACGAATGGCCCATTCATTCTGTACCTGCTGAATAGGGTCAACCTCGCCTTTTAGCTGGTCCATCGGGCTAACTATTTGCGACCATTTATCACGCAATTCATCTACAGGGATTTGCGCTAATTCTTCCTTCAGTTCTTTGCCGATCCCTTTTTGCGCGGCGCGGTATTCAAGGAGTGTGATTTTACCCTGGGCGAATGCAGCATCAATGGCCTTGCCGTTCTCTAATGCTTTGCGCATGGCGGCGGCGTCTTTGTTGTACTGGTCAGAAACGCTTATGCCTTTGTCACCAAGCCGATCAGCTTCTGATTTCTTCTCTTTTTTCGGTTTTTTCGGCTTATCAACTGGCTGATCGAATCCGGTGATCTTGCCGTCGTTAGCCTCACCCTGTTTCTGCATGAACTCATCATAAGCGGCAGTCGCGTTTTTAATATCGTTTGCAAACGTCATGACCTTGCCGACGGTAGGGCCGAATTTTTTCTCGTTGTTACTGTTTAGCTCTTCCTTGCGTTTATCGACAATTTCCTTCATCCATTTGTAGCCATCCATTAGCGCTTTTATTGGCGTTACCATTCTAATGATCTCTTCCGCCACCTCACCAGCTTTAACAGCAACGTCGTCAAACATGTCGATGAATTCACTCCCAGCCGTTTTGAGAGTGTCAAAGCATGTTTTAGCGAATTTAGCGCCCTCGCCAAGTCCTTTAACGCCCTTCGTGATTAAGTCGATAGCTGATACCACGCCGTCTGATACGCCGAAAAGATCGTCCAACTGCTCAACAAGGCCCATGATCTCTACTTTAAGCTCATTGATAGCCGTACCGGATGTGCGCGGCAACTGAGCAAACTTATCGTTTGTTTCCTGCGTAGCCGCCTGGATCGCGTTGACCATCCTTTCAGCCGTGATCTTGCCGTCCAGCATTTCTGCGCGGAACTGGCCCATTGATAATCCCATCTGGCGGGCCATTGTCTGTACGATGGTCGGGGTGTTCTCAAGAAGGCTGTTGAATTCTTCAGCACGGAGTACGCCGCCGTCGATAGCCTGGCGGAACTGGCGCATTGAGTTAGACATCTGTTCCGCTGATGCACCACCTAACGCCCCCATTTTCTGAATAGTGCCAACAAGGTTAAGTAACTGGCCTTCAGTAGCGGATGTGTTTTTTAATGAGATGGCAAGTCCTTGCCATAATTCGCCAGTATCTTTCAGGCTCTGGCCTGTTTCTTTCGATATTGCTTTCAGGCCGTCGAAAACCCGTCCGGCGGACTCCGCATCGCCAGTAAGCATTTTGATTTTTACGCGTAGCATTTTTGCTTGTTCCGCCATATCCATAAATTGGCGCACTGCTTCCGCAGCAAGTAGCAGATGGATGACCCTGGTCAGTGCTTTGATGGATGTTTTCAGGGTGTTTACCTGGCGGTCAGCCTGTTTTGCGCCGCGCTCTATACGGTCAAAGGCCTGGTCTGCCTGTCGTTGTGCAACGAGAAGTTGACCAGTTTTTGCATCAACCTCGTAATAAATTGTACCTACACTGGTAGCCATGATTTAACCTCATACAAAATGTGATCTATGTCTCTATTTTATACAAAATGGCTTCATTTCAACGAATACATTTTGTATAAAGAAGGTGAAGGATGAGAGAGATAAAAGAAGGTCGAAGGATATAAAGGATTAAGACTTGAAGCACAGCTAACCGATGGAACGAGGGAGGCGAAAACCCCTAAAACTAAGGAAACAGCAAAGGGATTTAAAAGGCCGGATTAACCGGAGGAAGCAAAAGAGGATAAGAAAATGAAAAACGTAAACTACCGTCCCAACGAACATGAACGCTATGCGGACTTCATCGAAGAAATGTTAAAAGCACTTAAAAACAAAAATTAAGCGAGGCGCACATGGATACCATCAAAAGCATCATAGAAGTGTATATATCAGCATGGGTGGCTTTTAATGTAATGGCTGTATTCGTGCTGGCATTAACAATAAAAGGCGAATGTAAATAAGGCGGTGCATCATGGAACTAGTAATTCTCTTTATTGGATTTGTGGTAACTATGGTTGTAGCCGAGAAAAAACATCTTAATATGTTCCTTGCATTTATTGGCGCTCTGATTTGTTGGCCTGCTGTATTGATTTACGCCCTATGCGTCAACAAGAAGATGTTTAAACACTACATAGATGCTTTAACTTTCGTCAACATGGAGTTTTCTGACGCAACTGACGTACAGAAAGCACAGATCGCGACTTATCTTTACGATAACGTGTACACAGTCCATGATTTAGAAGAGGCAAGATGGCGCTTTGCAGCATACAAATAAAAATAAAGGCCCGGTTAATTCCGGGCTTTTTCTTGCTTGCGATTTTTCATTCTTTCCAGTGCCTTTTTAGCGGCCTCCATTTGCTCATCATAAGCACGTTTATTTATGTGAACATTTGGCTTGCTTCTCTCGTTTCTTTCGTCTGGCGGCGTTTTAGCGCGCACAGCGGCCCTATATCCGGTCATTGTCATATTCCATGCTTCTGATTCAGATAATCCCAGGTGAGCGACGGCAGAATAAACGAATTCAAGGACGTCAAATGTCGGCTTATATTCACCTTCCCGGATCTCTCCAGCGTATTCTTCCGGTCCATCACCGATTAAACCGTGGTACATGCAATGCTGCGCAAGCGTGATGACGTCATCAGTAGGCATCAATCCGGGTTTTAGTCGTAACTTGCCAGAAGGAGTAAACCAGCATTCGCCAAGCAATGGCCCTGTTTCCTCTTCTGAGCAACATTTCAGGATGCGCATAGACGTTTGCACTATCTCACCATAACACCGCGCCAGAATGCGATTGCGTAGGTCTGGATCTGCTGGCAATCGTGATGGATATTTGCCACCGTGGATGGTTGCGAAGTATTCTACCAGTTCTCTGTCACTGCCGATCTTAGCCATTGCGGCGAAACAGGGATTAAATACATACCGCCTGCCATCGACTACAGCCGCAAATTGTCCAGTTCGAACATGAATCATAGCTTTCACCCTAAAAGAAAGGGGCCAACGGCCCCGATTATTAATATTGATTATTATGCTGCCGGGATGTCATCTACCGTTACCTGGCCAGCGCTTGAACACTCAATAGACCAGGTTGAGACATCATCGTGCGGATCTTCTTCTTTAAAGGATGTGCAAAGAAATGGTCCTTCAGTTACGTCAACCGGAGAAACAATTTTCAGCCATACATATGGTTGATTGCCAGTGGTTTCGCCAGGGTTAATGGTGTGACGTTTCAATGCCTTCTGGTTGTGAATTTCTTCAGTACGGGATACACCATCGCCGGAGAAAGAAACGGATTTGTAAGTAACCATTGATTCTTTCGTGTAGTCTGCTGATTTATCAGCGGTGGCGTCTGCGGTTTCCCATTCGACGGAAAGCGTTTTACCGCGCATCATTCCTAACGCTTTGTAAGCGTCATCTAACGGCTTAGCGTTAGGACAAGCGATAGCGTAGAATACAGCCACGTCGCGGCCCAAAAACGATCCCTTTTCGCAAGTCTGAGACATGTTTGTTACCTCTTATCTAGATATGATGGTTTGAAAAGCTACGGTAAAAATAAAGCGCCCTTCTCTTGTCTGCATTGCAGGAATAGCGCCTACTGGCTTCATGTGTGTAATTTTATCAGTTTTATATTCTGTTAACATACTTTGACGGATGGCGTCGGCAAGGTCTTCCACTTCACTGATATTTGCGTCATTACGCGCCGAAATAACCAGGATGCGGAAATAATCACGGGTTATTGCTTCCTCACCAGCCGCGCCGCCGTTTTGCTGAATGACAATGTATCGGTCGTTATTCGAATTGGATTTTTCATTCCAGAAACGGGCTTGCAAAATATAGCCTTTATCGTACCCGTGGGATTTAATCCAATCCCTTATTTCGTCGTATACTTCGCTGCGTTTCATGTTTTGTAACCTTCTACAATCTCTTTATAAATATCGTCGGCGTTGTTTGGATCTTCGAATGCTGTGCGCAAGAATTCCGGCTCCGCGTTTGGGTCCCAATATTTACCTTTTCCAGTACCGCCGCCGAATTCAACCCCTTCGCTAGTCTTGCCGAAATGTTCGCGCGGCTGTCCCTTTAATTTACCTGGCATATTGTGCACCCATTCAGCATACCGGGCAGTATATCCAAGCCGTAACTGCATACCCTCCGCCGTGTTTCCTATATACTGAAATTGACTGTTAATTAAAAAACCCGTGTCAACTGGGGTCATGTTCGCCGCGAAGCCACCAGCCAGCATCCCTACACGCCATAACACTTCATGAGTTTTCTTATCTGTAATTTCCTTTAGCTCCTGCTTTAATCGTTCTCTGACACGTTTAACACCCTTGATAGGCATGATTAACCCCCTGTCACGATCTTATAATCCGGCGTGTCGTTAAACATGCTCATGTCCCATTCAACGATTCCGGTTATAACGTTGGCCCCTGCCGCCAGCGGGTCGGAAATATCAGTGGTGTCACCAGTGGCAATCATCCAGCCTTTTTCCGGGCGCTGTACTGGCTGCATATTGTGAAGCAGTTCGGTAAATACGGTTATTGTATTGCTAACCTCATTGCCGTTTGTGTCTGTTGCCGTGCCGTCTGTGCGCTCCCATGAGCAATCAATCAGGTATGGTGCACCGTATACATCGGAGTTTGTCCAGTCGTCACGCGTTACTGGGTAAATGGTGGCTAATGCCTTGTAGCTGAATCGCGCGATCTTACTCATAGCCATAGCTCCATTTAACAATTTTCGGATGGGTTTTCGCCACGCGCGGGCAAAGAATTACCCATTCACCAGCATCATTGAGATAGGCGGCGACCTGTCGCCCTGTGTCAGTCTTCACCCATACGCGGGTAAACGGCTTCGGCATTAGTGGTTTTGGTAGCGTTAGATCATTCCACATGGTTACATCCTCCCACTCTTACCAATCCATAGTCCGGCGTGTGCGGTGGCTTCTGGATCTGCTGGAATCAGTTCTGCTGTGCAATTATGCTTGTCAATCGAGCGTAGCAACGAGCAAGCCGCCCTCCATTTTTTATTGAAATCAACATAGCGGTAAGACTGGCTTGCACCGTTCGGACCTGTGTGTGAGGAAACGTATTTATTCGCCTGTGTGAGTCCTAACAGCCCGATCAGGTAAAGCTGAATTAATGTTGCAGTGGAGGCCGGATAGTTAGCATCAAGGCATTCATTAACGCTATTTGCCTGCTCCACCAGCAAAGATAAAATAATGTCTGGCAGGTCAATACCCTGGCTTTCAAGATATTCCCGCGCCTGTTCTGTAGTGACCATTTTGTTTGCTCCACATACAAAAAAAAATCCCCGGCATCGCGCCGGGGAGTTACAGGAAAACGTCAGATTATGCGTGACCGTAAACGACACCGGAACGGCCTAACATGTCGCAGGTGATCTGTAAACCTTCTGCTGACATGATGCGGAAGTTGTAGTTATCAGTTGGCATAAAGCGCGGAAGAGGCACTACGCCAGTAGTCATACCAACCAGCGGGGTAATGACGTCACGGCGGCGCTGATAAGCGATAATTTCATTGCCTTTCAGTGCAAAGGTCTGGCGGATTTCACCAACAGGGGCGAACGGCATAACAGTTTGAAGCACGCTACCAACAACAGCACCGTTAACGATGTGCGGACGTGCCAGGTTAGCCATAATTTCAGGCGATACCCACATAATATCGTATTTTGCAACGAAGTTATTGCGGGCCAGAACGCCGAATTCACCAATGGTGAAGAAGTCGATCAGTGCGTCAAATTGCGCAGTGGTCAGGTCAGTTGTCAGGGTCAGTTGCTGGGTGTTTTTGTGGTTTTTAATACCCATTGCTTTATGACCATCAACCTTGATGTTTTCGTTACCGTTCAGATAGAAGTTAACGCGTGCTTTGTTGAATTTTTTCAGTTTCAGGCGCTGGCTATCCAGTGCAAGGTCGATACCTACAGTATTAAGACCCTGAGCAAGACGCCAGTTGACACCATAACCAGCCGCGAACATCGGGATCGGGTCGCCATCGCTGCCGTATTCAGTGTGGTCGAAGCCGTGCGGCGCTTGACCATCCATAGACATTACGACTTCATCGTTGATGTCGCCGGATACGCTGTACATTTTCAGTGTTTTACCAATAGGGAGTACAGTCTGCACAGCCATCAGGTCGTTTACGATCTCAATGCCGATTTCTTCGGTGTTCAGTTCGATAATCTGGTTATCAATTTCTTTCCAGAATGATTTTTCAAAACCACCGACGGCGTTACAAGCAATCATTTCAGCGGTCATGTTTGCTTTGTTTGCTGCAATCATGGCGTCATGCTGGTCGTTGAAGATATTGCGTTGCGCCCACAGTTCAGCCCAATGCGCCTGCATCCGGCTGTTAGTGGCTAAATTTTGTTTTGTAAAGTACATGTTATTCCCCTTTTAAATTAAGCGACGCGAACGCGGATAAAATCGACATCTTCCAGGGTTACATCTTCCTGGCAGTATGCAACGGTTACATCACCAAGTTTGATGGCCTGGTCTTTTTTGTAGGTTGCCGCTTCCACTCGCATTGCGAATTCGCGCCCTTCTTCCACGTAGTCAGCTACGACTGTTTCACCTGCTGCGATCGCATCAGCAATGGTTTTGCCTTCATGGAATGCAGGGTTAACGATATACAGGCGGCCTCCTGCATCAGTTGCGTTCATGAATTTACCGCCAACCAGTTTAACCAGTTTACCCGGCAATACTTCTTCGCCTGCTGCATAGGTTTCGGTAATGGATTTACCATCAATATTTACACGACGAAAACGAAACATTGTGATCCCCTTTTAATTAGAAATAGGTGTTAAAGTCTGGTACTTCGCCTTTTTTACCTTCGCTTGCTGCGTTGGTAGCCATAGGCGCTGCTTTGCCCAGGGATTTAAACATTGCATCGAGCGCATCGCCGCTTAATGCGTTAGCAACAATTTCGCCGTGTACTTTCGCAACTGCGGCGCGTTTTTCTGCTTCTTCTTTATTTGCGTTTGCTGCGATCTCTTCTTTGATCGCTTTCTGATTGGTCTGTAATTCTTCAACGCTTGCCTGCACTGGTTTTAATGCTTCTGCTACTGCATTAGCGATATTTGCGGCTAAGCCTTCGTTAATTTCTTTTACCAGTTCGGCGCGTTCTTCTTTGGTCAAAGGCATGGGATCGTCCTCCGATTTATTGGCCTTAATTTTTTCATTCAGGGAGAAAAGATTAGAAAGGTGTTCAGCGAACTGAGTAAACCAGGATTTACTTTCCTCGTTGGTTGCAAGCTCGCCATTATTGAGAATAATTTTATCAGCCTGTTTTTCATATGCGCAAACTTGAGCACTTTCAGTATTAGTGGCGATCGTCACTTCTTTATCAGTGAAGTCCACCACATACACATAATCGGCATCATGGAATAATTCCCGCGCGGCGTCGGTTAATTGTTTCTCAAGTGTGCGGTAGCTGTTTTCTTTCATTGCCACCGCCATTAACGGTTTCGCCTGGTCTGTATTAACCATCAGGCCAACGCCTTGCTCTGGTGAAGCGGCTGGCGGCTCATGCAGCAAAATAGCGTCATGGTCGATAGACATGATTTTCACCACATGGTCGGCACCCTGGGCTTTCATCTCTTCAGTAGCTGGCATACGTTGACGATATACAGCGACGGATGACCAGATCGGATCTTTGCTTTCTCCTTTCTCCAGTGCTTCAAGTCTGCTTAATAATTCGCGGCCTTGCTCTGAATGGCTGGCGGTTTCCACATCCACCCATTTTTCCACATAAACACGGTTGCCGCGTAATTCAACGTTTCTGTTCCACGCTCCACAAAAACCCGTGTTTAATCCTTCCGGGCTAAATGCGGAAACAAATTTACCGTCCACGGTAGGATGACCCAGCGGGGCAAGCGTACCCTCCAGTGACTGGTAATTAGCGATAATTTCAGCTTCCGGGTAATATTCCCGATTCATTACGATGTTAAATGGTAGTGTATATGACGGGACAACGATATGCTCGCGACCGTTGTATGTTTCACGGCGTATGGTATTAGCGGTTAATTTGGTATTAACCTGAATCAATTCTTTACTCACGGTTTTACTCCCAATCTTCGCCATATTTAGCGTGCGCAATCTTATAGTTTTCTTGCGCCCGATCTAATATTCGTTTGTTTAATATGTTACCGTCTTCGTCAACCAATACGGTAATCGTGCTACATTTGCAGTTAATTGAATTTGGGGATCTGCTCCACCATTCGCGCTGCTCATCTATGGTGTATGTTTTCCCGTGCCGCTGCGCGTGCGATAGCCTGGTAGTCGGTGACAATGCCGAAATGTGCATTTGCATAGTGCGCAGATTAAGCTCTTCTGTCGCCGCTTCTGCCTCATCCATACGTGCTGTGCGTAACGCTGTGCATATTTCAGTTCGGGCAATACGTTTGCACCTGTATAGCGGCAATTGCGTTTCCTGCTGCAATGTGCGCGCTATTTCCAGTGGATTTAAACCACGGGCCATACCTTCGGTTAATCGCCGGGCCATATCCTTCTTGATCTGTGCTGTTAGCCCGCGCATTTCCTCAAATACACGGGTACGAACAAGGGCAAGGCGCGTGCGGTAAGTCGTACTTGATAGCACGGCGGATACATCAGGATAAGCGCTTGAGTAAGTAACAGACTGGTTGGCAAGGTTGGCGTATTCCTGTGCCGTGCCGCGCTGATATGCCACCTTCACGTATTCCTGCCAAAACCAAAAACTTTCCGGGTCGGTTAGCTCGAATATCTCATCAATCATGTCGCTGGCGTCCTCCAGCATGTCGTGCAATTCATCCATGTAAATCTGGAAGGTGTATTTTTTATTAACAGCCAGGCTATATTGTATTCTGTCCAGTATGGCGATATATGGATCGGCTATTTTCTTCAGGCAGGATTTGAAACGCTTAATAGCTCCCGACCGTAACTTACCTGTCATGGTCGGATCTTCGGTGTTAGATGGCATTATCGCGGCGGGAGGTATTCGCCTGATTATTTTCTTCACCTTCATCATCGTTTTCCTCGTCTTCCAGTTCTACTTCACTAGCTGGGCCATCGTATCCGGCAGCTTCTCGGATCTCGTCACCGCTAAATATTTCCTCACCAGTAGCAAGACAAGCCTGATTGATTTGCGCCATTTTGTGTGCCGCTTCCAGTAGCTCAGCTTTTGTCATGGCGTTAAGGTCATCCCATAAAACTGATACATCGACTGGCATACTGATAAGGCGGAGATCTGCCATCTTGCGGAATAGTTCCTCAAGCTCGCCTCCTATTTCCTCGCGGCGGGTCATACAGCGATTATTGAAGTAGCGGAGGTCTTCAGTTGATGCGCGTTCACCCTGCTGATTCCCAACCAGGATACGCGTCGGGATGTCGATACCAGCGGCGGCAGTTTGCAGGTTGACGTCATAGGTTGCAGATGGATCGGCTACGGCAGTCACCAGCGGGCTAACACTTGCCCCTTGTAATGCCATCATCACATCATTCCCCCTGTTCATTTCTGCTGCTGCCTCGTTGAATTTCTCGCGTAGCTCTGTAACGTCGCAATCGTATGTTGCAGCCAGGGAACGGAAATCAATCTCTTTATCGAACGAGATAGCAAGCTGACGCGCTGCGTTTTTCAGGAATGACTCACCGCTACCGCCTTCCACTTTCTCCAGCGAAACGAAAGCGTTATAGGACGGCTCGAGGAAAGCGATAGCATCATCAGAATAATCACCGAAGATAAAGATACGGTCTGGATGAATCTTTCTTGCTATAGTCTTACTGTTGATGCGCTCCTTGTATTCCCACCATGTCGGCAGGCCATAGTTTTCTTTATCCGGGTTTTCTTCGAAGTCCTTCGGAGTAAGAGCACCAGCCCACACAGGGGTGAATTTGGCAATGCCTACGCCTTTTGTTACTGGCTGATCCCACGGCTGATTATCTCTGACATGAATTAACAGGCCCGCATAACGACCGATGAGGCGGCGGCGATCGCATTCAGCTATGACGCGCCAGAAACGATTATCAAATTGCTTTTTAATTTCTCTTTCCCACGGCGTTTCCGTTTCTGCTTTCTCGTCTTCCGCACCTTCAATCAGCGTTGGCCTGGTGCGCCAGCACGTAGTAATAATCTTCTCAATAGCACCGTGAGCGATACCACCGCGACGATACAGCTTGTAAAGATCTTCATAGGTGATTTCTTCTTTGAATCCGTATTCACTCCACGCAGCGTCACGTTTTGCATCAATACCCATTGAGAATGGGTTAGCGGCTGCATAGCGGGCAAAGGCCGCCTGGCGTTGTGACAAGGCAGCATTAACCGCCAATTCTAAATTGGATGGCATAATGTTTACTCCTGAATACATGTTTACGCGTTGCTACGCGAAAAATAGAAAAATTCGTGAGGGATTGTGAGGCAGATTTTAAAATCCGCGCAGGCGCTTAGGTAACATGAGGCCCATTGCCTGTGGCTGGCTTAATTCAGTGATACCCCATACCATTGCGTCGAGGCGGTCAGGTGATTTTTTAGCGGTGGCTGGAACGTATTCCATCATTTGATTTTCCAGCGTGTACAGGCTGCCAGTGTGGGCCACCCTTCCTTGTGCATACAGTGCCGATATTGGCTCGGCGCGGGCGAATTTACCCTTGCTTGCGTGCACCTTAACAATGCGGCCTTTGAATCCGGCATTACGTAGCGTGGCCTCCGCCATTTCGCCGCCCTGGTTGGTTTCTATAACTATCGCGTCAGCTTCATGGATGTTGTAAGCGTTCATTGAGGCTTGCGCCCAGTCGTTAGGAGACATGCGGCCTGAATAGTCGCCGTCTACTGAGTATTGAGCATACTTGCCGCCACCATATGCGGAACATGCCACGATCCCGGTTTCGTCCGACTCATCAGAGGATGTTGTTGCCGGGTCGATGGCTATCACCGTGCGGATCTTGTCCTGCGTTATCTGCATCCGGTGCGCGGCTGTTATCATTGCTTCCGACCACAATGCGCCCTCTTGATCGAACTTGCGCGGACGCTGCATATATTGAGCTTCGAATGTTCGGCGATGTGATTTAAGAGTTGATTCATCTTTATCACTATGCTTATGCAACCATAGCCAGCCGTCCGGCAGGTTGTGAGGAACAGGAATAGCGAATTCGTTTTCCGGGTACAGATCCCAATAATCAAGACTGTTGTCGATCTTCACTGGCAGGCAAAGGTGATGCCATTTCTCACCACTACCGCCACGTAACAGGTAGCCGGACAAATCATCGTAGTGGATGCGCTGCATAATGACGATAACTGGCGTTGTTTGCACAGCCAGACGTGAAGCAAGCGTATCGTTGTAGTTAGTGTTAACTTTATCCCGCATTACATCAGAGTAAGCGTCAGCGGGCTTTAATGGGTCGTCGATAATCATCGCGCCGTTAAAGCCTGGCTCCATGTAACCAGCACGAAAACCAGTAATCTGACCGTGTGATGATGCGGCATATACCCCTCCGCCATATTCCGTCCACCACATTGATTTGGAATTGGCGTCATTACGGATCTTCATGGGCCATAATTTCTGGTACTCCTGCGAGCAAATCATATTTCTGACTGTCGACGAATTGAGTAATGCGAGGTTGTCGGAATAGGAAACGTGAAGAAATCGTGTGCGGGGACTTATTGCGAGGGACCGCGCCATCATATTGATTGTTGCGATCGCGGTTTTGCCATACCCTGGGGGAATGTTAATGATGAGGCGGGTTATTTCACCATTAATAACACGTTGTAGCGCATCATGGATGGCTACTTGATGGCCTGATATTAACATCTTCGCGCCGTTTGCTTGCTTGTAGAAATAACGGTTGAAGAACAGGCCATCGCTTTCGCATTTGGATTGGATAATCCTTTCTTTAAGCGACAACATAATCACACCTCGTCTTCTACTTCCTGGACGATGCGGGCGATCTCTTCTTTCGTGACTTCAACCTGGACTGGCGCTTCTTCCTTGTTGCCGACGATCTCCTGTGTGACGCGTTCGCCATATTTACGCGGTTGCAGTTTTGCCAGTAACCATTTACGCGTTTCAATCATTAGTTGGTGGCGTCGTAGTTGGTCTTTATCAACGTTCTTAGCATCATCAGCTATATCGAGGATCTCATCAGCTAATACCTCGAATCCGATCTCCTTCGCGCGCATGTACATGTCCGAGAATTCCGGCACGTCTCTAAACCATTTCAGGATTGTGGAACGGGTAGGCATACCAGGCATTTTCGAAATTTTGTTAACGCTCTGACCGTCCGCTACCAGTTCACAGATTTCTAACGCCTTTTCTTCGGTATAACCATGCGGACGGCCCACCTTTTTAGCGGCTGGCTTTTTATCGTCAGCCTTTGCCTTTTTAGTGCGGGCCATATTTCACCTCTCAATATTTATTGATGATATATACGCAAGCAACAAAACTTGCACAGTATGTTAATACTTCCAACCAGTCGAATAATTCTTTCATTGTTGCCATCACCTTTACTTTACTTGCTGAATTTAGGAAGCGCATAAATTGCGCGTCCAAGCTATAACCTATTGAGTTAGCGCGGTCATGGTAAGAACAATAGCAACAATCAGGAAAAAGAAATCAAGCCATTTCATTTTTAACTCCTGCGATTCAGTTAACGCTTAAAAGCACCGCAACGATGACGATCACTATAATCATGCAAAAGAAGTCTGCTTCCCTCATCTTTTTAACCCTCGATAAAAATCAACGGCAATTACTGTAATAACAGCCACCAGCAATAGCATTTCGTATGCGTTCATTTGATGCTACCCATAACCAGACCAATGATTATGATTATGGCGACAACGCCTAACATCATGCCGCACATAATCGCCAGTAATTCGAATATATCCATGCCGTCACCTATACAACATTCTTCCACCAGAAATAGATAATGACGGCGACCAACGACCACCAGATGAGATCGTAAACACTCATGTGAATACCTTCAGCTTTCAATGAATATCATGATCGCCAGCCATACAGCGACGCAGGCAGAAAGGATAATGAGCGGGTCAATCATATTTTCACCATAGCCTGTAAATGTTCACGCCAATACCTATGATGAGCACAAATAACCAAATGAGATCGTAGGCATTCATGATTTGCTTTTTACGGTTATCAGTACAGCTATAATAAAACACACCAGGAATACAGAAATGCCGATCAATCCGGCAATGATATAATCATCCATAATCAATCCTGCATAGACATAGCCACCAAAAACACGCAAAGAATGAATCCAGCCGCCATACCGCCTATAAACGTTAATATTGATGCAATCATAATCACCCCCGTTTAAAGCTCATAACACGCGGTACAAGCGCTTCTTTTGCTTTCGGCTTACGTTTGCCTTTCTTCGCGGTTTTTTCTTCTTCCTTCGGCTGTTCTGCCTGTTCTAATGCCTGCTCAACGACTTCAGCCGCCTGCATTGCTGCAACCTGTGCTTCGTTTGATTCTGCCAGGATAGGGAAAAATGCATCAAAGATGCGGCCTACCATGTAAGCGTAAGTCTCATTCGCCGGATGAGATGGATCAGTGGTAGCCACGACGCCTACATCGCTTAAAACGTGAAATGTAGTGTGCGCCGCTTCATGGACCAGTGTTCCTAACTCATTGTCGAATACTGCGATCACGTAGAAGTTACCGCCTTTCTCGCCAGTGCAAGTAAGCGTCAATCCTCCTGCCAGTTCGAAATCAGGTTCGATCGGAATTCCTGCCTTTTCGCAAAATTCATAAAACATCTCGCGGGTCGGGCAAAAGAAAACGGTTGTATGCTCAAAGAGCGGTACTTTGAATTGAGGCAATTTAATGCCTTTAGCCTTAGCCATCAGAATAATCTCCTATTCTGAAAAATATAACCCCCGCAAAACTCGACACCGCAGGGAGTGAAAACAGCTATAAAACACTGGAAACGGCGCTTCATCAGTACCGTTTCCAGAATTTTATAAAATTGGTGAATGGCGCTTTCTTCTACCCAGGTAGCGCCGACCTGTTAATGGGACTGTTGATCCGGTATTACGTGTTTTTGACTTTTCCGCCGTCGCTAGCGGGAAGGATTGGCCCGGTTATGGCTGGCTGGCGGAAACGGCGACACGTCCACGCGCTGTTATTCTTTGCGTATGCACTGCGTCTTGATGTAGTCCTGCAATCCGGTGATCTTCGCGTCTTTCTCTTTTAGTTGTTCTCTGAGGGATAGATAAGCCGATTCAGCGTCGGGAGTGAGTCTACAGGCGGCTCCATCAATGCTGCTGGCGGTTCCGGTGGCGTCTGACACTCGCACGGGTATTGCGTTGACGTGCAACCGGATAGCACCGCTATCAATACCAGCACGCAGATCAGCAATGTCAGATCTGATAGCTTTAATTTCATCGTGATACCTCTTATCAAGTTTTGACAGTTCGGCGTTTCGCTCCTTCATCTGCTGAATAGTGTTACTTGCTGTTTTTAGTGCGCCCTGTGTAGTAGTTAGCTCGCTTTGCATTGTGTTTATCACTGACTGGCAGTGACTAAGCGCGGCAACAAGCCCAACAACGACACAAACGATAGCGGCGATAATTACCGTCTTCACCTTGTCCATGTTTCACCCCATTCGCAAACGGCATATTCAACATCACGGCGGTTAACCAGGCCTTGCCACTTCTTACCGCCAGCGTATACCCAGCGTTTAAGCTGTGCGCACGCCTCTGATTTCTTGCCGTCATTGAGTAGCTTCAATAAGGTTGATGTTTTGAAGTTGGTAGCGCCTACGTTATAGGCGAATGAATAAAGCGCCGCGCGGGTAAAATCTGATATTTCGACTTTAATATATGGGTCAATCGCTTTTGCGGTTTTGTGGAGATCCTTGTTTAACAAAGCATCGCATTCTGATTGCGTGTAAGTCTTACCAAGCATGATGTCTTTTCCGGTGTGACCATAGCAAACTGTCCATACGCCGATAACATCACGATAGGGATCGTACTCCACGCCCTCTAATGGTTTAACCATCACCGCCGCAATAGCGATCGCCCCACCAGCCGCCGCAGCAATAATCTTATTCTTCAGCGATTGGCTAATCATGTTACTTATTCCCCATTCGCGCGTCGTGTTCCTCTTGCGCTCGCTTGTTCTCCTGTGATTTGAAGTAATAGTTAACGGCAAATGTGCCTATGGTTGATAAGATACCCACAAAGACGGCAATATCATTGATGGTTATCGCGCCGAAAAAAGCAGTTACGGCCCCAGTCACATACGCGCACGCCTCCCGTATTCTGTCGAACATAGATTTACCTCCAACAAAGCAAAAACCCGGCGCGGTGCCGGGTAATTACAATTTCGCATTGTTAGGAAATATTTTAATCTATTTGTTTTTTATGCGCGATTATGGTTACAAATCACCAACCTTGCGCCAGTATCTATGATTAACCATCGTGATAACTTCTTTCGCTGTCATAGGTAAAAATGGCTCATGCCACCGATCAAGACTACCGAGGCGCATCAAAACGTGCTCACCTTCGAGGCGGTAATAAGCTCGCGTAGCCAATGACTGATAAACGCCATCATATTCATGGTCGCTATTTCCCATTTTTACGCTCCTTAATGGCTCGCCTGATTTGCTCTGCCGTAGCGTCGAAGAAAGCGATAAAAACAGTCACAGGCCAAAAAGGAATCTCAAGTCCACCAGGTTCGGCACCGCTAAACTTAATAAAACATGACATCAGGATCGCGCCAGCGATATAAAGCAAAACAATCACAGCAATAAGGCATTCAATCATCTTCACCCCCAAGATCGTGATAAATATCGTTAGGGTCTTCACCATGTTCCTCGCAAAAACGCTCAAATAGCGCCCAATTTTCAGAAAGAAACATGATTAATAAAATTTTATACCACTCTTCCATTTAATCATCCTCCTCGTCTTCATGTTCAGCCAGGAAATCATCAACAGCACGGTAAGTCACTGGCGGGATGTATTCGAAATCATCAGAATCAAGATCAATCGTCCGGCTGTCGCCCTCGTCATCAATCGTATTCATACCTAACTCACCGAAAGGGCCGTACCCAATGTGGCCCAGGTATTCGCATCCGGTTGTAAAGCCCAGGTATTCGCCCTTACACCGGATTTTGTACACCTTATACAATCCGCTCAATTTTCGATCCCCCGTCTTCCGATTCTGTTATTTTGTATTCAGCGATCTTTTCCGCGCCAATTAATTCGACTTCGTTTTCAGGGAAAGGATTAAGCACCAGCGAAGCAAAAACAAAGCCTCTGACTTTATTTAGATCTTCAAGGTGTTTTGCATCAAAAGGCGGCTCCGATACGTGAAAGCATTTAACGTGCGCGTCGTCTTCAGTGGCTACACGGAAACATGCGCCAGGTTGCCCGGCGAATTTGCCATTTTTTTCATCTTCTGAAATAGTGCCACGGAAAACTTTAACGCTGATAAATTTAGTCATTGTTTATTCTCCTTCGTAAAGAGTCGTCACCAGTTCGGCGTCAATTAGCGTGTTATGATCTGTATAAAACCCGTAGAGCATTGCGAAAGCTATTTCACCAGCCATTTTTCGCCACATGGGGAGAGATTCATTCAAGTATGTTTTTTCCAATTCCTCATTGTATGCCAGTTCATAAAAACGCCCACGGTTAACATCTTCAATAACGCGGCTGTATTCACCATCAAGCCTACTAACTCCGCGCCATAGTCTAAATACAACCATAATTAATACTCCGCACCAGGTAAGCTACGCGCTTTATGCACGGTGTCCTTTTCAAGCCACATATTAGAATGCATATCCATTGTGGATATAGCGGCAACTGGCGCATAATTATTTACTGAGTGTATGTGAAATAGTTGATTTCTGGTAAAAATCATATCGTCATCGGTTATATATAACCAATCGCCGCGCTTACCAACAACAACATGAGATCTGCCTAAGCTGTCTTTAAATTCATAATTGCAGAAAACATCATCGTTAGGGACTTCAACAAAACAGCAAGCAATAAATTTAGCGCTTTTCATAATTACACCCTTCTGGTTTGATGGGGCCATCCGGCCCCGTGTTTTATTCTTCTTCGTCCCCCTTGAATCCTAAACACTCCGCGTATTCGTCAATGCTTAATGCTTCTTCACCTGGTGCCAGTTCTTCAAAATAGCGGGCGTATAGTTCAAAGACCCAGGCCGGATATTTAGCGTTTGCGTTCATTTTCTTGTCTCCACTTCCGTCTTTCCTTGACTTATATATAACAAAACGGCACTGCCGTAACAATGCCATTTTGTATACTTTGCGGAGTAGATCACGCTTTTTATTCATCCTGTCTGAAGGCAACTACAACATCGCGATCGTCATTCTGAATCAGCCACCAGCCGCGCGCCTTGCTGGGCGCTGCATACCATAAGTGACCGTAAGCGTCTGTAACGACTAAAAACGGATTTTTTGGTAATCCGCCTGGCTTTTCCGCTTCGTACTGGCAACCGTCTTCGAAACAATCAAGATCAGATCCGTGACACGTTAAAATCATTTTCATACCCCCACATACGAAAACGCAGCAAAAGCACCACCACCAGCACGGGAATAAACAAGCGCCGTCCCGCACCCCATTTTGTAAAAGCGCCATAGCTGGCCCTGGTCGTCAGTAATGGCGTGAATATATTCCTGATTCTTTGCGTCAACCAATGCCGCGCCGACTTCGTAGATATTGCCATTCTTAAAAAACGCGCTACATCGTGAATATGTGCACTGGTATCTCTGATTCCGGCTCATGACACTACCTCACCACTTAACGAAACGCGCCATTACACGATTATCAAAACTACCCTTAACAACCCCTTTTGCATGATCGCCGTAAAATTGCCACGCATCGCCATCATTATCTTTTACATAATGAATACCGCCAGCACCGCGCTTGCACCCATTAAGAAGCTCAACGCTGTATGACTCCCCAACAGTAAAGAACGGAGTATCAGAACAAACACATCTTGCAAACATAATCAGAAAACCCCTTTATAATCGACCGTGTATTTTGCTATCAGCTTCCATTCACAATAGCTTTCCATGTCGCGCGGTTGCCAGCCTTTCATGCCTACAGCACCACGCACGCCGTGGCGACGATAATTATCGTTATAGTCAGCTACGCACCACGGCTGAAGCACAAACATGTAATTGGCCTCGTTAACCAGGATCGCCACCTGCTTTCCTGTTGCCTTATCTTTCGCCCGGAAATAACTTACCCTGATTTTCATTTTTAATTACCTCGATCAACATTTCTTCTTCCAGGTTAGCCGGACGTTTACGGAATATCCCGGAAAAAACCAGATCGTCGAGTAGGTCTTTACGCTTGAATAACCACTCTTTCATTATTACCCCGTCGTCACTGCGATATACGACGCCGTTTTTCAGGAAATAAAAAGTGCGAGTGTTTGTCTGGAGGTATAGATCTTCGTAAACGTCCATGATGTTAACCCTCGACTACTTCCAGCCCGCGCCCCTTGTCGCCAACGAAGTCGGCAAGGCTGAACGTATACGACCACGCAGGATTGATGTAATGGTCATCAGCGCCAGCGGCTATTAGATCAGCACCGTTAATCATGCAAGTAACATTATCACTATGAACCACTTTCACGACCTTACCAACAACCTGTTTCAGTGACGGATAACCGTGATCGTGCAAGAATTTAACTTTCATGTTTTTTTCCCTTGTAAGTAACAGCATCAGTGACCAACAATACCGCCAGCATTTCACCGTCATGTAATGGGTCTGGAATAGCAAAAAATATGTCGCTGTTTTTGTCCGGCACTACAACGCGCATATTGCCTTGTTTATCTTCATGTACGAACCACGGCTTTTCGTGTGGCTCAAACATGCCAAAAAGCAATTTAAGATCTATTTCTTCGCCCTTCGTAAATAACGATACATCCGTTGTGGCAATAACTAACGCTTTCTTGTCTGCCATTTTCTTCGCTCTCATTACTCTGTATCCCATCGTTCAATGCTGATTAAAAAGTCCCGGATAGCGTGGCGCTCGTCGCGCGACGGTTTACGCTTCCGGTAAACTTTAAAATCAAACCATTCCTTTTCTTGTTCGAAGTCCAGATCGTAAGCAAGCGCCTCAATATATCCGCATTCGTGATACTGGTACGCAACGCCAGCACGAACAAAAAAGCGGGTCTTATCCCGCTTGTGCTCATAGATACGCATATTTACCCCGTTACGCTGTTGTGTAGCTGTCAGTCAGTATTTCATCTTTCATCCTGGCAAGCTGTGCGATATTCATCGTGTAGCCGTCATCAGAGAAAAGCCACTCCGCAGCCTTGCGACGAAAAACAATATCATCATGATTGCGCGTCCATGTAGCGATCACCACGCGCTTTCCATCAGTTGCAAACATGCTTAATTCGTTGTCAACAACATCAATAGCACACCAGATCTTTAACTCCATTGTTTACCCCCGTAAATTTTGAATAATTCCCGTGCTTCCTGATCTTCAAATAGATTTATATGCAGGTTATGCAGGCGGCGCATTGTGCGGAAGCGTGGTCTGAATTCTTGCCCCCTTTTAATGTATTTATTGCCAATTGAATAAATATGACCGTATGAATACCATCTATTCCCGACCCAAATTAGATAAATTTCACCATCATAATTAAATTTGATTGTAAGCTCGTCAACCTCCATTATTAAGCCTTTATCGAGGATGTCATTTAGCATATCATCCCATTCTTTGAGGAATGGTTGTTGATAAAAACCGAAAAGAGTATTTACAGCGTGGCAAAGGTAATCAATGATTATTTGCATATTAATTACACTCACTCATTATGTAGTAAACGTTATCGTAAGCTATATTATCAGCATCTTCCTGTGTTATATATCTGGCATCAAAAAAGAAATCAGCATCGTGCCATATATGAAAAATATATCTCGCAAATTGGCGGCGGTGGCGCTTGCTGCGTGGTAGTATGTCAAATTCCATTAACGCTTTATCATATGCTCTTATCATGCGCTTACGGTTACTTTTCATATTATCACCACATCATATAATAAACGTTATCGTTAGCTACTTCGTCGGCTTGTTCTTGTGTTAATAGCGGCGCACTTTCCATAAAAGCATCAGAATAATGCCACTCATAAACAAGCATACGCGCCCATTTGCGGCGCTGGCGTTTATTGTGTCGTAGATCATCAAAAGCCTTTAATGCTTTGTCGTACGCCCTTACAAGGCGTTTACGGTTACTTTTCATTTTCACCTCTTAGCATCCAATTCACATCACATTTAATTGCGAATACCTTAACAGGATCAGGGCCGAACAATGGATGTGTGATAGTTTTAACTTCATAGCCAAAATAAGGCAGGTTTATAATCCGGTGTGCTTCGTGGCTGGCTGGATACCCCAGCTTAATGATCAGGCGTTCATATTCCCGCCCTTCCAGGCGTTTACGCCAATAATCATTATAAAGCCGGTATTCCTCCACCTTCTTTCCCGCACGGATAGCGTGGAAGTATTCTCCTTTTAAATTTAAATGCAGGTGTTTACTTTTCATCGCTATGATCCTGTAAACAGTCGTTATAGCCTTCAATGTATCCGGTTAACCCAGTATTACTAACTGACCAATCAGCCGAACGGCGCTTGATGGCCTTGTCCATAGTCATTTCGCCACCTTGCCCGCCAGGCTCAATATATTTTTTTAAATCCCTTGCTATCCACGCCCTCAATTGTTGTGTATCACGGCACAACCGCGCGGATAATGTCAGATCATTAACCAGCTTTGCAAATAGATGTTCTTTTAATTTAGGCTTCATCATCGTCACCCTTAAAATACTGCTCAAGCGCACGCTTGACGTTCATTTCACGCTGATAATTGTTATCACTGTAGATTGCGGCTGCCGATACGTGATCGATAATTTGTTGTAATAAATCAGGATGAATTTTTATTTTTTCATCAAGAACAATGCGTTCTGGCTCTGGCGCTGCGGCGTTATCTTCAATAATTTCTATCTCACCATGACCACCGCATCGCGGACAAACAAACTTATCTCCTTGATACAGAAAGAAGCCGCAGCCTTTTTCAGTCTTAACGACCATGCCGTCGTCGTCGCAGTTTTCGCAATACAACCAACCAATATTAATTATTTTCATGATCATCACCCCGCTTGTAAATTTTGACAGGCTTAATAGGGATGGCTGGCAATTCGCCTTCATTTAACGCGCTTGCCATACCCAATATTAAACGCGCTTCCGCACCAGTGACTTTCTTACACCATGCGCCGCCTGTTTTATCTTGAAATAAGATAACAGCAAACTGATCGTTTATTTCCAGCTTATCCATTATTCACCCCGTGTCACTCGTTTAATCTCACTTTCCGCGCGGGCCTCTTCTTTGAATAGCTCCGCTATGGCGTCTTCATAGAAAACCCGGTATTTCTTCCACCAGGTTGATCGGCTTACCGGAAAAACAAGCTGATTAACCGCCTGCCGGACGAGATCTACAGGGAAACGCGAGTACCCGCGCCCGCCGCAATGCTGGCACGTTTTGAATACTGGCATTTCCGCCGCTTCGCTGGCTGTTTTATCCGGTACTTCGCCGCGCCCCTTGCAACGTTGGCAATGGTTTTTAACGTAGCCTTTGCCGCCGCACCGTGCGCAAATTGTTGATGTGTATTCGCCATATGGTTTTGGTAAATGCCCGTGACCGCAGCACGTAGGGCAAACTTTTTCGGTCGCTGCACTCTGGCAGTAATCCCGAAACGCGAAAACGGCAACAAGAATAATGAGATCATTGCGTTTGGCCTCGTCCAGTTCCATAACGTATTCATAATCTTTTGCCATAGCCCTTAAACGCTCTGTAAGCAAAACTACGGCCTTATGTTTTTCGGCTTGTGATAGTTCCATCTTCCCTAAAAAAGCGCTATAGCCAAGCTCTACGCGCGATTGCGCCATTCCTGCGGCAGTTAGCGCATCAGTAGTATTAAGCGCATCCGGGGACGTTCCCCGGCTTTCATCTGACAAACGCGGTGATTTCGGGAAGTGGAATTTAAGAATTGATTCCAGATTCATTATTTGCCCCCGTAACGAGCAATAAGGTGTTTACGATCAGAAATAGACTGAACTAACTTTCTCTCAAGCTCTTTCAATGCAAGCAATTCGCGCATATGAAAAGCCTGGATTTGTCGGACTGTAGCTAAATCATGCTCGTCACGCTGAATATCTATTTGCAGATCTTTAATTTCGTTTTTCATTGCTCACCCCACATATTAGTCGCGTATTCGTCAATATCCGGTAACAGGTCTTCGCGCTCGCGTACCTTAATAAACAATCGCCCGCCTTTTGCCTTCCGGCAGCGAACAATTTTTATAGAATCGATCTGACCGTCGTCGGTCCAGAATCCGGCATAAGTAAGGCTGTCAAAAAGGCATTTGGGGATATTATCCAGATCTCTGATCCGGTTATCCGGCGGCGCGGCATAAATGGCGATTGCCAGTCGGCAAGATAGGTTAATGTTTAAATTTAATAGCTCGATGATGTCTCTTACTTGCTCCCGGTATTCCTTCCCCACTTTGCTGATATAGTGAAAACCGCGCGAATGTCGGTAATAGCGATTATTCGATGGCGGGTAAGGCAGGCTAAAAGAATATTCATTCATGCTGCCTTTCTCCTTAAGGCGTCCAATTTAGCCTGATAGATGTTTATTAGCTCCTTACATTCTGCGATCGTCCATTTATGCGTATCATTGTTGTTTTCCAGCGCCACCACCCTGGCGAGGCCAATTTTTCGAATCAGTGCCGGGCGATACCCTCCTATGTTCCCGTCTAATGTCTGGTTGCAGTGCCTACATTGTTTATGGCAATTATCCTCGTTAAAGCGAAGATGTCCGGCGGCGGCTACCGTCCTGTAATGACCTGCATCCCACCCGCATTGCTCACCGTAGTAAGTCCCGCAAGATATACACGGCAAGCGCGCGTCACGTTCGCGAATATAGGCGTTAAATACATTTTGAACTTGTTTGATCCAATAACTACGCGGATTTAACTGTTTACGCTTCCGGTTGCGTTCTTCCCTCTGGCTATCACGGCGTTTCTTCCGCTCCATAGCCTTCATAGCCTTCTCACGGTCGCGGCATAGCTGGTCAAACTTCAGTTCTTCCAGACATTCATCGCTGCACCACGTTTGATTATGATATTTAGGCTCAAAAAAAACGCCGCAGCACTTGCAACGGCGTCTTATGGGTTTTTTAGGGTTTTGCATAAAAACCACCCCGATTATTTTTGATTCTCTGTTTCGTTCAGCCTTTCGGCGTGTCCGGCCCTTAGCCAATGTTCTAAGCATTCGTTGCACTCGTTACAGCCTCCTTTCTTCGTGCTGCATACATTGCACATTGCACGCATAACGCTTTCTCGTTCATAGTCGTCATGCCATTGGTAATTATCAAAAGGCATAATGCTCTCTCCTTTTCAGGTGATTTCTACGCATTTCAGCGCTGCCGGATTTTTAAAGAGCATTTTGTTTGCTTGAAGTATACAAAATGGATACGTGCTAACAAGGTGTAAAGCGCCATTATGTGACATTCATCACACAATGACGCCATTTTGTAAACTTCAGTCCGGCAAAACGCGGTTGAGCGTAGTACGATTGATGGCCCGGTCGTTAGCCAGGAATACAGCACGGGCGAAGCCACGCGGCGTTAGTGAGCGGATCATCTTTGTTCGCTTTGATTTTCCGCCTAACTTCGCGTGCTGCTTACTGTCTTCCCATTCATCTGGCATCGGCACAGGACGGAATAGCGGCTGCTTAAATCCATTCCCGCACCAAATACAAGTTTTCTTCGTGTAGGCGTCGCGGTCGGCAATGTATTCCGGGAAAGCGGGATGCTTATCATCTTCCGGCAGGTAGCCACCGTAAGCGCACGGATTGAAGATAAAATCCGGTTTACGCCATAACGTTGACAGTGCGCCTACAGGATTTTCCACCATCCACGGCACGTTATACATACTCGCCAGCGTTTCTACTAACTTTGCGTTATACGCTGCCTTCTGCTGAAAGTAAGGGTCTTTCTTCCGCTTATCAGCGAACCAGCGAGCGCCGGACACGGCGAGATCATCGCACGGAGGAAAAGCCAGGATAATGTCAGGATCTGGATATACAGACAATTCAGGGGAGAACATTACCAGAAAATGGCTATCAATCCAGACGTTAACATATTCAATATTTGGATGAATTATTTTTACACCGTCATAATCACCGTGATTAGCGCCGTCATAGTTGAAGCAATAACATTTATAACCAGCGTCCGCCCAATCTTTAACGGCGTACCCGCTGCCGTCGTACAGCGACCATACCACCCAATTTCTAAGCCAATTATTTAACCAATGTTTAGCCCTGCTCATTTTCTGCCCTCAAACGTGAAATAGCGGCGCATGATGATGGTGATCACCGTTACCGCTGCCATTTTTGAGATGAATTGCATCGCTGATATTTCCGGCATAAACGCCATAAACGATAGCGTCGGGAAAATTAACGCATCACCAATGGCGGACGCTATATTTGCAGGCCATCGTTTTGAATCGAAATCACCAGGTAAAACCCGGTAAACGCCACCAGAAATAAGCGCACCGGAAACAACCGCGACAAATGACGCGATCGCCACCATTCCGGCGTCGTAATTTATCAGCACAGTGATTGCGCCAGCGGCGGCGCATGTTGTAGCCGACCATTTCAGGCCGCCGTCATATAACAGGAAGTCACGGATCATCATATTGACACACACGGCGGCTACCGTGGTGATCGGAATTACCCACGGGCCGCAATGGTTAACAATAAGATTTATGATCACGAAAACGGCGACATAAACGCAGGCCAGTAACCTGTCAATCATCACCCTTTTCATCTTTATGATCCTTAGGTGTATACAATAAAGCCTCTTTATTAAACCGCCAGCCGTTATCAAGTTGGAAGCTGCCATTCATTGTTACTTCACCACTGGCGATCAAGTCGCCTGGGATTGACGTTTTCTTACAGCCGCAATTTAACGGCATATCAAAAACAGCCTGTTTCTTTCTTTGTTCTTCCTCCCGCTCCGTTAATATTTGCTCCGCTTTTAGCGCGTTATAGCTAATCAAATCAATTAACGTGTCTGTCGGATCGCTGTTATTGCTCAAAATGGCTTCTAATCGCGCCTCCTTGAGACAAATCAATAGATCCCATACATCAAGTGGGGTTAAATTTGCCCCCTTCTTAGCGTTGTATATAGTGGCTATTTTTGGCGCTGATTTTTCCTCTTTTCTGTCGTAGCCGTTTTGTTTACCTCTTTGCTCGATTGTTTCCGCTGCAATTCGTAATAAATCAGCCGCACTAGTCATTTTCTGCACCTCTTGCATATAGCTCTTTACGTGTTATCTGCGTGAAAATACATTCATGTCTGCACCGTGGATGCCAGATCAAGAACAAGCTCCCTTTATTGTTTCCGCTTGCTGGTTTCCCTGTCGCAGCATTGATAAACGCCAGACGCCCGCGCGTGATTAATCGGCATTCGTTTGCCGTCTCCACGCCGTTCATAAACCAGTTAACAGAGATGTCGGCTGGCAACAACATTACACAGCCAATATGATTTCGGTGATGTTCCATCGCTGCCTTATCTACGAATGGCCCCGGATTAGAATATGGTGGATTAAGCCAGACATACTCACCAGGCATTGCCACCGCTCCCCACGGATAATGGAGTGTGTCCATCTCTTCGGTTATATATCGCGGAACTAATGCGTTTGCCTTGTTTGCCGCCACATCCGCGACGAATTCGAATTCACGATCCATTCCTCTAAAAACTGGTTTTGGCGTTTGCCATAAGTCCTTTATTTCTTTTGGCGTATGGCTTCCGCCGTAATCATTTTTCATTACGCCCCCTTAGAAATAATCCTGATCAGTCCCCCAGCGGTTATTTAGATACCCCACCAACCACACAAAACGCTCAATGCTAATTAGCGGGGCGACCTTGCGATAATGCTTGTCGAGTATCAGCCGCGTGGCTTTATCGCTGTATCCGTTCTTTTCTACCTCCGCTTTGCAGGCAGAAAGCGCCGCGCGTGCGGCAGTTTTTACGGCGTTGAATTGCGGCTCTGACAGGTTGAATAAAGCCATAATTAAAAAGGATCATCCCAATCTGGCGCGGCAGTCCAGCAAAACCCGATAAATGCACTAACCGTTAATAAAGCGCGCCCTGCGGCAAGGATCTCGCCTATTTCGTTAAATTCAGGCAGTGACCACGTAATAAACATTGCCCCCAGCATAATAACAACGATAACAGCCATGAACGCCAGGAAAACAAAAAGCGTAGCTAAAAGCCACGCTCCCAACCAGTTTAAAAAGCTCTTAACCATTTTAAACGTCCTCAATCACCCCGTCTTTTACACGCTCTTTAATATCCCAAACGTGAGGCTTGCATATTTCCTGATAATAGTGATCTGGCCTGCTGCCGAAATACCATTTGCCATCCATATAAAAATAAACGCCAGAAAAATTTCCTGGCGCTGCCTTTGTTGCTGATTCTGGAATTTTCCATTCTTTATAGTGTTTAAACTTCATACATTAACACCGCCTTTTTAAGTGCGCTTAATTCAAAGTGCATCAGACGAAAATGCTGCACACCACCAATAAGACTAACCTGATAAATATCACCGACACTGTTATAGTAATAACAGCCAAATTGACCGATCCCGGCTAATTTAGCGTTATCCGGTATCATGTATTCGCCAACCTTTTTCATATATCACCTCATATGGTATTCAATAAACCATCTAACAAATAAACATAAAGCAATAAACCCCCAACAAATGCACATAAATAGCAATGTGTCGTCCATTGTTAAGCCTCCATTAATCCGTAGTCGAATTTACCTAAATATCTTTCAAGGCTAACGATCTCAATTCCATCAACGCATCGCTTCCACACAGACACCTGGCTTTCATTTTCCCTGAAGTGCATATTAGAAAGCACTTCATCGGCTGGATAGCTTTTCCCGGCGACGTAGGCATCATGACCTACGCCACCTTCTACGCAATAAAGCATGAATTCGCGTTCCATTTTTGCTTCCTCCGCACCGTAAACCTTTTGATTTTGGCTTACAAAACGGATATGCGATCACAATACAAAATGTATATTTATGTGATCGGAATCACTCGGTTAATGCAGTACACGTTTTCCCTGTTCAGGCATCGTCTGTGCGTTTTTCCGTGCATCATTAAGCACAGCGATAGCCGCCTGCACACCTAAATCACTTGCACGCATGTTATTACCAACCATTTCGCCATAAAACAACGGCATGATCGCCCTTACGTCTTCCTCGTTGTGCCCTTCATCAATGCACTTCTGTAGTGCTTTAGCCTCAAAGATACTTTTCATTAAGCCGCGCATAGAATACAGAGCAACGCTACCCATATGATTTTCATCTAACGGGAAGATAACAGCACTTCCGAACGCCAGCGGGTCCATTTCTTCCGGCACTGGTACGCGACCATAGTCCTCTTCCATTCGTTTCACGAAAGTGAGGCAGAAGACATAACGAGCTACAGCCGTTTTTTCTTCAGCGTTTAAAGACACATAATCGCGGATCGATGCGTCCATCATAATATCAACAATCTGTAACGCCAGATTCAAATCAGCGTCATACGCTCCAGCTTCCATATCTTTTAATACTTCGTGATAGTCCTTAGTTTCCACTTCATGAAAACTTGCGTCTTCTGTGTAGCGAGTGATTAACATGCCATCGCTGCCGAGTGAATAAGCTGTTTTGATGTCGTTCATGATATTTATCCTTTTATAGTTGGTGATGCCATTTCATTTCTGTTTCTGAATTAAACGGGTTTCCTTCGCTTGAAAGGAATAAATCACGCTCCCGTTTCAGTTCTTCCTGGCTTATTTCTATTTCATCAATCTGACCGAACGATCCAGGCATCATTCGTTTCAAATCAGATAGCGGGCGCATAAGGCCGCAGCCGCGTAACAGCATATCGATCGCGAATTGTCGCCGCCCGCCAGCGTCATTGAAGCGCCGCGAATAAGGTACAACAACGATCCGGCGTTCGAATTCGATAAATAGTGATAGCTTATTTGTCGCGCTATCATATGCTTTATGGAATTTAATTTTCATTTAACACCTCGACATATTGCTCAAGATGCCATTGTCCAACCTCGTCGTATTCTTCATCAAAAATTGTCACCTGGCCCCCTGGCCCAAAATAAAAGGCAGTAGCAATAAATTCATATCCGAACCACGCGCGGAGTTTTTCGCCGCCTTTCAGGTGTTTAACCTTCACTAATTTTATAGCCATACGCCGAACATCCCATTCAATCCGGCGAACAATTTCCGCCAGTGGTCTTCAACATAAGCCCGGAACGGCTTAACGCGAACATTGCGGGCCTTCAGTTCAATCTTGTCAAAGAAGATCGGCTCTATAATTGTTCCGTCCAGGTATTTAACAAGGATCGGGCGCTCAATTTCTATACATGCTTTATTCAGCACGACCAGCCCAGGGTCACTACGATATGCGGGCAAAACAACGAGATCACCAGCTTTTGCATTCCACGGAGTCATAACATCCCCCCTTTACCAATAAGGCCAATCACCGCAGCCAGTGCGCCACAAAAGACAACCGTAAACAGGAAGCAAATAACGCAAAACGCGACCGTTGCAATATCCTTACTGACTTTCATAATTAGCCTCACATATTAGTAATCAGTTTTATGATCGCCACCGTAATATAAAGCGATACGCTGAGATACAGCACCGCCACCGCTACCGCCGCAAGCAATGCGGCAATTTTTGCAAGATTCATTTCCCGCCCTCCGCAATGAATTTATCAAGCCATTTGTTATTCGCCAGTCGTTCGGCATCCTCGCCAAATGATTTACGTTCGCTTAATTCCTTGCGCGTTGGAAAGTGCCAGTGATCATGCCAACCCGCAGACGTTTCGAATTCATACAAACCACCGCTAAAAGTAATAAGATCATCAGCACCGTCCGGCATTTCTTTATCGACTTCTTTATCTTCGACCATGATTTAATACCTCATTAATCGTTAATAACCTGGCCCATACGACCGCGATATTTGCGCATACGTGGATCGACATATTCAGGCCAATGCATATCCGGTTTTCTTTGCAGTGGGTAAAAACTTACCTGCCAGTTGTCGAACCATATTTGCTTTGCGTACAGGTCACTAAATCTTTTCGCCATCCGATCCGCTGCCGTGCCGCATAAAAAAAGCCCATGATCGATTTGATCACGGGCTTCTTTTAATACTTGCTCTTTTGTTCGTGGTGGCGGTGGCGGTTTTAGATAATCACTCATCGCTAACACATTGATTCTAAAAAGGAATATCGTCGTCGAAGTCCATCGGCGGATTATTCCCGTTATTATTCTGCTGCTGCGGCGGCGCTTTCTGCTGCTGGCCTTGCTGCTGGCCTTGTTGGTTGACGTTCATGAATTCGAACTCATTAACCGCCACTTCGACCGCCGTCCCCTTCGTGCCATCGTTCCGGTCAAACTGCCGAACATCCAGGCGACCGCTTACCACTATCTTTCCACCCTTGCGGATATGCGGCGCTAATTTTTCCGCACGCTCACCAAATACCAGACAAGTGATCCACATTACCCGCTTATTATCGCCGTAGCCATTCGTTACAGCTAACGGAAAACTACCAATAGCTTTCCCGTTTTGCGTGTAGCGCACTTCCATATCATTACCGATATTCCCGCCCAGCGTGATTGAATTTAAACTCATTAATTGATCTCCCCGTTAAGCTCTTTTAAGCGAATGTCATAAACGTCTTTCGCTTTCTGTTGTTGTTCTGAATCCTTAGGCAATAGCTTCCAGCACTTGCCGAAGATCTCGCGTAACTTGTTAGCGTCAGGCGCTTTTGCTGCTGCATCACAGAAACGTGCTAATACTTCATCAGGATTTGGCGGCGCTTTCTGCTGCTGTTGTTTTGGCGGGTTTTTCTGCTGTCGCGGCTGTTGATTTGTCTGTTTCGCGTAAGCATCAGTATCAGGATCTTTTGCGTCATCAATGCAGAATAAGCCGTTCAAAGCATATTTTCGCGCGTAACTTGATGTCGCGCCAGTTAGCTGGCTTGCGTCCATTCCCTTCTTGCTTTCTTCTTCCCTGGCGTAAGCAGTTACCGATATTTCGTCTTCACCGTCGCTTAGTGTCGCCGTTGCTTTCACATAATAGCGATTGCCGATCAGGACGATTTCATCACTAACAGTCAGCGTGATATTTTGAAGCAGTGGTTTAACCGCCTCTAGAATATCCTCCGCCGACCTGTAATTATACCCGCCAAAATTATTACGCTGATTTTTCGGCGCGTTCAGCGTTTGCTGAATCGTCCACAGCTTTTTGTGTAACTCTGTTTTCACTATTTAATCTCCTTCGCTGTTAACACTACGTATAAGGCTTTATTCGCGGCGCTCCACATTTCGGCATCGTGAAGCATTTCCGCTACAGCCAGTTTGAATTGAAGCGCCTCGATAACCATAATGTCACCTCCTGCTGTTTACATTTTGTATTAATGGTAGCGGACTTTATCCAGGGGTTTTTCACCTAGTTGGCGTGGTTGCGTTGCGTGGTAGTAGTTGCCGCTTTCGTTTTCCGTATACCATTTTACTGATCCTTTGCGACGTTCTTTAATGCTATTTGGTTTGCATCTTTCCTCGTTTGCAAAGCGAATAGCTTTATCCACATTGTCTGTTTTATTAATTGCAGGTGATGATTTTCTTTCGTTTTCTCTTTTTATTCTTCTGCGTTCCCTGGCATTCAGTTTACTGTCACATTTGCCATACATGATTGTAACTGTCATGATCTGATCTCCTTATATCCTTGATGATACTTAATAAAAAATCATCTTCGTTAATTGCCGCACTTCCAGCGGCTGACCAGATTGTTAAAGAATGGCTTAACATCTTTCAACTAATCCCGCAATCATCGCCGTTTCCGGTGTGACCCTGCTCACTCCAAGCAAGCTGACTCGTCGCCTTGCGTGCGGTTTCGTGGGGGATGTGACGCTTTATACACCCCATGCGCCTTGTTATCAGTGCCGCTTTCGGTCCCCCATCGGGGGAGTTACTCCACGGTTGACAAGGTGTTAAGCCTGATTTTTAAAGTGCCAGGAAGGCGCTTTTTGTTTCCTGCCTCCTTCCTTTGATTCGCAATATACGCCCTGTGATATACCGAGTCAATCCATTTTGTATACTTTTTTAAAATATTTTCTATATCATTGATATTTAAATGATAAAAACCGTTTTTGGTTTACGTTTTGGTGATTTTACGGGCAAAGAAAGGCCGCCATCCGGCGGCTAATATTTATGGCAGGTTTACGATCTTCGCGTCCACTACCACACCTATGATTTTAGATTCTGGATTCATAGGGATTGGCGGATACAGCGGATTGAGCGAACGTAAAAGCCTTTGACCTCCATCAATAACAAGCTGTTTAAACGTAGGCGTTTGCCCTTCCTCCAGTTGGGCTATAACCAGTTTTCCGTCAATAGCTGGCGCGTGCGGATCGACAAGTATCATCGTCCCAGCTGGTATACTCAATCCTTGCGGCGCGTTCATTGATTCGCCTTTAGCTACCAGCCAATAACTATCATCTGAACAAATAACGCTAGTTGTAACGTGTGGTAATGTTGATCGCCTTGTATCTTCCATATTGTTTACTGCGTCCTTCCAGTCAACAACCGGGTAACTGCCTAAATCACGCGGTGGCGCGCCCGGTAACGTGTTAGAAACAGAATCATCTATGACCATTCCATCGTGTGTAACAGTGAATTGCCGACGACCAAGCGCCCGCATAATCCGCGCAATGTCTTCAAGATTTGGCTCACGGCGACCATTCAGCCAGTGTGATAAGCCGCCTTTCGTGATCCCCATGAGATCCGCCAATGAATCCTGGCTCATGCCTTGCGCACGCATAAGCTGCTTTGCTAAGTCATACCATTTTGTTTTCATGTCGCTACCCTATAACCTCAAAAAGTTTGACGCAAGTCACAAAACGTATTTTTCAAGCCTTGATCTTAAAACTCCATTCTGTAAACTTGCAGACAAGGTAAGGCCATACTTGCAAGGATGCAAGAAAAAAGATAATGGAAAGCACAAAAAGGCACATACCTTAAAAGCTCTTTAAAAACCCGGTGTCGCTGTGAAGCGAAAAACAAATATCACGCAACGGCGGGATCTGTTGAGCGGTCAGTCACTGCTATCTAATGCTAATGGGATACCCGCCCTCGCGTTCATTTTAACCATAGGAGAAAAAGCAATGAGTATGCACATGATGACTGAGGCCTGGAAAGTGGAACTTAACAGCCCGATTCAAAAACTTGTCTTAATGGCGTTGGCAGAAAAGGCGGATAATCGCCGCCACGCCAGGGTGTCACACCAAGAAATCGCAAAAATGTGTGAACTTCCTGTAAATACGGTAATGGTTGCTATCGACGGATTAACACACAAAGGATTTATTTGTAACCCTTACCCGGTAAATGACGTTTACCTGGTAATGCTGCCGGAGGAATGATCTATGAAGTGGTTTAAGCATGATAGCGATGCGAACCGCGACGAAAAACTTCAAAACGTTTTGCTTGATTATGGCCTGGAAGGATACGGTCTTTACTGGTATTGCCTTGAATTAATTACTTATGACGTAGATCAGCACAATCTGACTTTTGACCTACGACATGACGCGAGAATCATTGCGCGAAACGTCGGATCTACTGAAAAACGTATAGAAGAAATGATGAAATACTTCATCGAAATTGGTTTATTTGAATGTTCTCAAGGACACATAACTTGTTTAAAGTTATTGAAAAGGCTGGACCAATCAATGACTTCTAAGAGTGGTTACAGAGCTGCTATAAATGCAGCAAAAGAACAATTCAAATTAGAAAAGTTAATCAACCCAACGCCAAAAGGTCATGATAGGGTCATGACCGGGTCATGTCAGGGTCATGAATTAGAATTAGAAGAAGAATTAGAAGAAGAAATAGAAAAAGATATATACACTTCGTGTATTAGCGAAAATGAACAAAAAACGGTCAATCAGGGTGGTTACTTTCAGATAAGCGAGGCAGCTTACCGTTGCTTAGCCTTCTACAACGAAAAAGCAGGATGCAAATGTCGTGACGCTAAGCCATTCATCGAACTACTGACAGAAACAAAAACACGTAAGGCATATACGGAGGATGAGATCACGTTAGTAATTGAGTGGGCTTTAACGCAATGGCGTAGCCGTGGTGGAACACCTAAGCCTATCAACATTTGCCGGGTAACTAAATTCGATGGGTATCTGGCTGATGCTGAACAATGGCGCAAGCTATCAGCTACTGTAAACGCCGCCGACGTGGTGGAAGCATTTAACAGCACGTTTGACGGTCTGTTACCACCTGCCGAACTGGATCGGGATCTTGAACGCAAGATCTATGCGTTCACTGACTACCTGAAAGACAAAAGCATTAACGGCTTTGTCGCCTACTTTGAAACGTTCAAAAACACGGCTTCAGATTTTTACTTCGGCAATGGCTTCACTGCGACACTTGATTTCCTGCTTAAACCAAAAACGCTACGTGATACGCGCGCTGGCGTTCTTTGACCAACCACGATCCGCAAAAATCCAAAATTACCCACAAAACAACCTCACCAGCGAGCTAAATCGCATGTGGTGCTACACTTGCCTACCTTTTTGCGATTAGCTCGTTAGAGAGCGTTACAGAGAGGATTTTAAAATGGATAGTAAACACGTTTTCGCCCTGGCTTTCGCCATAGCTGCGGCAATAGCTGTTAATGTCGCTTTGTTCGGCGGCTTATTCCTTCTAGTCAATCCATAACCTACCTACCAGTCTGTAAATCGAAAATTAGCCACCTGATTGCGCTTCTGGCGCAAAAAAGACACTGCACCCTTACAAGTGGGTTACGCGGTGGGTTTTTGCGTTGTAGCGCGTTTTACGGAGAAAATAAAATGTCTGAATTGATGGCGCTTAATGGCGCGAATGAAGTGTTAACAATGTCATCGCGTGAGATTGCAGATTTAACTGGTAAGAAACATCTTAATGTATGCCGTGATATTCGCGTTATGCTTTCTGCATTGTTAGGCGGTAAACCTGATGATTATATTCGTAAATCAGATTTGAGTTACGTTACAAATCAATCAGTTATATGCAATCAATATGATAAAAACAATCCGAATAGCTGGGAATATCTTCTCGATAGAAGATACACTGAGATTTTAATAACTGGCTACGACATCAAGCGCCGGACGGCTGTTATTGATCGATGGTTTGAACTTGAAAAACGGGTACAGCAAAACACTCCTGCAATTCCTCAAACATTAAGCGAAGCGTTGCGCCTTGCTGCCGATCTTGCTGAGGAAAAGGAACGGCTTGCACTGGTTAATAAACAGCTTGCGCCAAAAGCGGCTGTCTGTGATGCCATTGTTAAAAACGACATGCACCGCACGGCTTCAGAAGTCGGAAAAGCGCTGGGAATGTCTGCGATTAAATTAAACAGAAAGCTCGAAGCTGTTGGAGTTTATGATCTTCGTTGTCGTCGTCGTGTATTTAGTCAATGGTTTATTGATAAAGGATACGGCGAGATGAAATTAACTTTCGATGGATATGAGCAAGCGTTATTCACTGCTAAGGGCCAAGCATGGATAACTAAATTATTCGTTTGTGGTTAAATATACAAAATGTAAACCTGAGGAAATAACGTTATGTCACAAAGAAAGATCAGCGACGAACAACTGATCGCTGAATACAAGAATGGTAAAACTTACAAGCAAATAGCCGAAGAATATGGAATGGCAAAACGCAACGTCGAACGCCTGGGCGCAAGGCTGGCGAAGCGCGGTTTAATATCCACGCGCCGCGCACCTGGTTTTGGCGTCAATGGCGAGTCATTGCTAGTCGATAAGGATGGCAATGTGATTATGCGCTGGATTAAAACATCCCGTGATCGCGACGAAATGGAAAGGCTAATGCAATCGGCTTGCGACGCTTTCACGGAAGAGATACCACGCGCGGAGGCCGTGCCAGTGCCTGAAATTGATTTCCAAAAAAGCCTGGCCCTTTATCCGGTATTCGATCTTCATATCGGTGCGCTTGCTCATAAAGCTGAATGCGGTGAGAGCTACGACACCGGGATCGCTGAACGCGTGCTAAATGATTTCTTTGACTACGCGGTAGGCGCTGCGCCAATGTCTGAAAAAGCTGTTTTGCTGTTGGGTGGGGATCTACTTCATTCTGATGGGATGATCCCGGTTACACCAACAAGCGGTCATATCCTTGATCAAGATAGCCGCTACGCAAAACTTGTTTATGTGGCTATCCGGTCTGTCCGGCGGGCGGTCGGGAAGATGTTACTAAATCATAAAGACGTCGAGATCCAAGTGTTATCCGGCAACCATGACCAATCAGGGATGATTTGGCTACGTGCGGCGCTGGCGGCTTTTTACGAAGATGAACCGCGTGTGACGGTTGATGTATCCCCTGCTATCGTCCACCACACACAGTACGGCAAAACATTCCTTGCCTATCATCACGGGCACACTATCAAAAAACCCGAAAATTTGTTGGCTGCGTGCGTCTCTGACTGGCGGGAGGATTTCGGCAAGTCATCGGCGGTTTACGCTCATTGCGGGCACTGGCATCACCAACGGCTGATTGAATCATCGTTGGGCGTTGTTGAGTACCACGGCACGTTAGCGGGCAAAGACGCTTATTCAACGAATGGCGGCTGGCGGTCGCGGCGGCTGGCGGCGGTAATAATTTACAGTCCTGATCACGGGGAGATCGGGCGCTTTGTTTATTACCCTGAATATTCCATTCTGTAAACCGGAGGAAATGCCATAATGGTGACTGAGCAAGTAAACTCATTACGCCAGGAACGGGAGGCGGCTGTGATAGGTGGCCTCCTGTTGGGCGGTCTTACTCCTAACGCGCAAGATGTTCTTGCTACGCTCGATCCTGAAGTCTTCACCATTCCACTATATAAACGAGCGTTTGAGATAATCCGGGCGCAAGCCAGAAACAGAAACCTTATTGACGCGCTGATGGTCGGTGATGAAATCGGTAACGAAAATTTTGTCCCGCTAATGCAAACGGCGCGATCGTGTCCATCTGCCGCCAACCTTAAGGGGTACGCCGCGCTATTACAGGAGGAATATCAGCGGCGGCAGATGTTGGAACTGATGGACGATATACGCTACAACCTGGAGACCGGGACACTTGAAGCTGTCAGGGAGACGATGAAATATTTTGATTCCCGGTATTCAAAATTAAAAGTAACGAAAGACAAGATTATTCCGGTGCTGTTGCGCGACGCGGTACAGGAGTACACGGAAGTGTTAAGTAAACGCATGGAGTGTGGCGTGAACTCTGACAACATCAAAACAGGGATCGACCCACTCGACGAAATGTTAGGAGGCATTAACGCTACTGATCTGGTACTTATCGCCGGACGCCCTGGATCTGGTAAATCTGCGTTGGCGTTGGCAATTGCCCGCGCGGCGGCTGAACGTCCATACCCTGGCGGAGAAGGTCAGCGGGTAGGTGTTTTACTGTTCACGCTTGAAATGTCACTAGATCAGATGACTGAACGTGCCATCGCTGGCGCTGGTAATTTATCAACCGACTGCCTACGCAATCCGGTAAAACTTGATGATGAAGGGTGGGCGCACGTCGCCCAGGGAATGAGCGCCCTTGCCGATCTCGATGTGTGGATTGTTGACGCATCGCAGTTAACGGTCGAGGAAATACGCGCCACCGTCGAACGGATGAAACAGGATCATCCTAACCTGGGAATGGTAATGATTGACTACATCGGGTTAATGAAGCTGGCTAAGGCCGAACGTCATGATCTCGCCGTAGGGCAATTGTCGTGGTCATTGAAAATGATGGCGAAAGAGTTGCGCGTGCCAGTGGCGGCGCTGGCGCAATTATCCCGCCGCGTTGAAGAACGACCGAACAAGCGCCCGAACAATTCTGATCTGCGTGATTCCGGTAATCTTGAACAAGACGCAGACCGGATCATCATGGTCTACCGCGACGGCTACTACAACGAACAATCAGTTGCCCGCGAATACATGGAGATCATCGTTTCAAAAAACCGTCACGGGAAAACGGGGACTGTTTACCAGCGGTTTGACGATAACGGCAACATTTTACCATGCGACCAGGCACGCGCGGCGTCCGCCTGCATACAGTCAATGCAACAACGTCCGGCAGCAAGCCGATTTTCCCCACGAAATAACCAGAATAACGCATCTTTTTAATTAACTTGAGCAAACGGCTTACCGGAAAGTTGACCTCTTTCTGGTGGCTGTTTTCGCGCTTAAAACGAGGCGAAAAACAATGAGCATTGAACTTGAAACAAAAGTTATCAATATCCTTGAACTGGACGGCATCGCAACAATGCACCAGCTACGCCAGAAAACCGGATTATCAGCGGAATATGACGAAGCCGGATGTTTGCCTGAGACAATTAAACACTTGATTGATACTGGTATTGTCGAGCGTGTATATACATATTTCGGACCGCGCCGCCGCTTATTGGGGTATCGAATTAAATATTTGTATGCACAACGGCGCGATCGTGTGGCTGCATTATTTAGTGACTACAGCGTTAAAAAGCGTATGCGTGACATTAGCGCGGAAACTGGTATTCCGTGGAATTATCTTTCGCGCACGCTGCGTTTAATGGTACTGGATGAAACACTTTGCATAGATACCAATAAACACGGCCTTAATTTTTACTCACTGTTTAAACCTGGTCGCTTTGGTCACGCTAATGATCTTGCGTTTGACTTTGACAGCCGCCTGAACGAATACCGGAAAAATAACGGCCTGCTACCTGATAAACCAGTATTTGAGATTGAAAAACTTAACGAGGAAACGGTGTTAGAATTATGAGACGAGTAATCTTTTATTCAGTTGAAACGTTTGTTGATGATACGCGTGTTTATTATCCGTGGGAAGTATGCGACGCAATGGTGTATACACCGCCACTAATGCGGAAATATAAACACGTAAAATTTAACCGGGTTTTCGTGCCAATGCGCGATGCATTACTGGCGCTGCGTGGTGAATTACGAAACACAATGCGGATTGTGTAAGGGGGAATCATGAACAAGGATTTGGAGTTAACCGTGGAGGATTTAAGCACTATTGCTGAATACATGCGCGGCGATGATCCTGATAAACCTGTCACGGTTGACATGAAATATTTAAAAGGCGCTTTCATGACAAGCTCGCGGCTAATTTCTTTGCAGGCGATTATGTACGCACGGGCACAATGGAAAAATAGCAACGGTGTATTATGAGGCAAATTAGATTTGAGATAGTAAACGACGCCGTGAAAGAAAATGCTATCAGGCAGATAAGAGAGATCCAGCCTGATAGCAAAAGCCCGCTGATAATTACCATCCAGGAGAAAACCCGCTCGCTAAGCCAAAATGCGTTGCTTTGGGCGCTGTTAACCGACATTAGCGATCAGGTTAATTGGTACGGTAAAAAGCTGTCACCGGAAGACTGGAAAGCGGTATTCACTGCCGGACTTAAGAAATATGGCGTCGTCCCTAACCTGGATAAATCCGGCTTCGTTGTATTGGGAACGTCAACAAGTCGAATGAGTAAATCAGAATTCAGTGAACTGATCGAATTGATTTACTCGTTCGGCGCTGAACATGATGTTCAATGGTCGGGTGATACGAAATTAAACGAGGAATTCATAAAACGCTGGGGGCAATGATGGTTAGTTATTATATGGCTAAACCTACAGGCATTTTATACAAGATTGATGGCGAATACGTTTACTATTTTCACAATCAGGCGCGTGATTGGCGATTGTGTCATGCGCACTTTAAGCACGAAATAGAAAACCATCCTGAATATTTTATCAAAGTTGACAATGTAACGGTGGCGTAATTGAGGATAAGCAAATGAATAAACTTAAAGCAATTGGCGTGATTAGCCATCGCACTAACCCTGAGTGTTACCCATCGTTTGAGGTGGCAACATGCCGCACAGAATATAATTTCGGAACATACTATTTATTGGGTATTCGTGCTGACAATGGCGGCACTTATTCGGCTATGGCTTCAGGGTGGAAATTTGAAAAATACGATGATTTATCGAATAAGGATGATGACGGCATGAATAAAGAAAGTGAAATCATTGATGAATTAATCGAAGATGAGCGGCATGATTGCGATAAGCCGGAAGTTACGGAATGGAAACCGGGAGAAAAGCCGCCGTGCGGCGTGTGGCTTGATTGTATTGGATTGGCAAGTGATAGAGTGATTGATGTAGTTAAGTTTTTCTACATTGGCGATAAGTGGTCTATTGCTCACAGTAAGTTAGAAACTGATATTGAAACACCGATTGCATGGAAACAATACTCGTATCGAATTCATATTGATCCGAAAGAAAAAGCACTGGCGCAAATTGCGTTTGCGCTTGCTACAAAGGTTATTGGTGAGGATGCGGCAAAAGAGATTGACTTTAACCGCGACAACGAATTTTCGTGCGATTATCGCAATATGGCGCAAGCAATTATTGATGGATGTATCGGACACGTTGAATACACGGGGAAAAGATAATGGATAAGATCGGGACAATCCTTATTAATCGTGAGCAAGTGCAAAAAATGTTAGGCGGACTTAGCAAGTCCGCATTTTTTAAGCTCGTTAAAAAATGGAAAGATGCGGGAACTCCTTTCCCTGAACCTGTTAATGGGATGCCAGCGTTAAAGCGCGGCGGATCTCTTTACCGTTATCAGGACGTTATTTCATTTTGTAAATCAATGGGCTTCATGTAGTAATCAGCCAGTTTATTCATCGCCTCTATTTGCTCCTTCACGTAATCATACTGATCATATATAGCCATCATTCCCGCCAGTTTATGACCTAAAACCTTTTCTGCTACGTGCGGCGCAATGCCAAGCGCTGAAAGGTTTGTCCTTACAGTGCGGCGCAAGTCGTGACACGACCACGGCTCGCCGCCCATCCTTAGCATCAAATCCCTTGCGGCTGTTTTCGGCACGCTCCTGTCTACCGCTTCATCCCTTCCAGAAAGCACGGGAACGAAGATAAAATTAAAGCCGTGCAAATCCATAGCTTCACGCAATAAATCAACGCTAACGTCGGATAAACCGCGCTTAAACTCATTTCTGTTCTTACTCAATGCACCCGGCACGGTCCACACGCAGTTATCAAGATCGAAATGTTCGCGCCTTGCGTTTGTTAGTTCGCTTGTTCTGCATCCGGTGAATATAATCAGCTTCATCAATATCTGATTTAGCCGCGCCATTTTTGAACTGTCTATAATGCTGATTAGATGGTGAATCTCTTGTATTGATAAGACGCGTTTCCTTTGCGCCGGGTTTTTGCCTACGTCTTTCACGCGTAGCAATGATATGTCGTCACGCTCCACGCGGCGGCGTCGCATGGCATATTTTATTACCGCCTTCATCCTGTTTAAGACTATCCCTGCCTGAACGGGCGCGCCACCATTAGCTACCTTTCTAAAAATCCCCTCCCACATTATGGAGTCCATATCATCGACGATATAGCTACCGCATGGTCTGACAATGTGCTTACTTAGCATCGCCTCGACTTGCTTATAGTTGACCATGTTTCTTGCCTGCGGTGATTCCATGTACTCCCTAACAATATCTTCAATTGTTGCCCGTGTCGTAACGCGGGACAAGTTCATTCTTTTTACGATCGATGGATCTCGTCCTGAGTTTAAGACCTCCTTATGCTCCGCCACCGCCGCGCGGGCTTCTTTGAGTGTTATTTCTCCGTAAGTGCCAATCTTCATCCGTCGCGGCTTGCCGTTGAATCGGTAGCGATACTGGAAAGATATAACCCCGTGCGGGCTTATCCTGGCAGACAATCCGCCCGCGTCCGGGACTTCCTCCGGGCCGTCATATGGCTTGCCGTGGATGTTTCGTAATTTGGTATCTGTAAGCAT